AAGGACTTGTTTATGAAGGCTACAAAGTTGAAAAGGGAATGGGCAAACACTAAGGCAAACACAGAGGCGGCGAGCGATACGGCGAGCGATACCACTGAAGTAAGCATACAAGCGACACTTATCGTTACACCACAAGACGTTCAAACGGGAAAGAAGCGCCATGTTCGTGTGATGCGAGATTCGGGGGATTTGCACATTGTGGTGGATTGTGGTGTTTTCCCAAATGCGTATGTTGAAGGGGATGTTGAAATAAAAATGGTTATTGACCATGAAGATGCGGCGGAATATGAGGAGGGAATATGGGATTTGTTTAGAACAGTAAACATAAACTTATTAGAATGGTTTACGGGAAAAAGAATAGAAGTCAACCCGCTTGTGGTTCGAGGGCCGCCGCTGTTTGTTGTTCTTCCACCATGCGTGGATGTCGAGCTTCCAATTTGCATCGAAAACGCAGCATATTGGAAATTTGGTCCCATATACATCACGATTCATCTGGATTTGCCAAAAATAAAAACTTGGGAAAATATAAAATCTGACAATCAAGAAAAGTTTTTGGAGGTATTACGCGATGTGGTATGAAAAACCAAAAACTACTTAAAGATAAGGGTTGAGGTTTGTATATCCCAGAGCAACCTCGGCGATAAAAATGGCTCCCATCAAGAAGTCCGTCCCCGCTACTCCCGCACCCGCTACTCCCGCCGCCAAGGCTGCCGCAGCCACCCCTGCACCCAAGGCTGCTGCCGCTACCCCTGCGCCCAAGGCTGCCGCCACCAAGGCAGCACCTGTTGCCGCCGCGGCCGCCCCTGAGGCGCACGCTCTTGTCGACACCGATGTTGATGCCCCCGTCGAGGCCCCGGTTGAGGTGTCGTCCATGGCCAAGCTGGCCGCCAAAATTGTGTCGGCCGTTTCCCTACTAAAGGAGATTCAAGCCGAGCTGAAGGTCGCCCAAAAGGAGTTCGACAAGCTGAACAAGACCAAGCTGAAGGCCGAGCGCAAGCGCGCCAACGCCCGCACCACCCCCTCCGGCTTCGCCAAGCCGACCAAAATCTCTGACGAGCTGTGTGCATTCCTGACCGTCGAGAAGGGCACCGAGATGGCGCGCACCGAGGTCACCCGCAAGCTGAACGCCTACATCAAGGAGAACGGCCTGTTCGACCAAGCCAACAAGCGCAAGATTCTGCCCAACGCCGCCCTAAAGAAGCTGCTGGGCTGCAAGGACGGCGATGATGTCTCGTACTTCAACGTCCAACGCTACATGAAACGCCACTTCATCAAGGCCACCCCCGTGGTGTAATTGTTGTGAGTTGAGTTTTTATTATTTTTCAAACCTAGCTTGGATTTTCCGGGCCATGCTAGAAAACCTGGACACAAAAACAATTATTTACAGCGAACCACAGCTGCGTGACTGATACAAATGTGTGTCGTTGGACAAAGGGAGTATAATATCGCCATATACATAAAATGAATAGATTACTAAAACAATCAGGTGGTTTGTCCCGAAATGCAAATAGTGCCAAATACTATGTGAAGACGTGCTCTCCCGAATGGGTCAAAGTCAAAGAGGAAATCAAAAAGGTACAGGACACTCGGGACATTGACATACAAAAGTCGCAAATCCTACTAGGCTCAATGGCCGACGAGGCCGTGATTGTTAAAATCGGCGAATCGCACGATATAGACAATGAGTATGCCGTTGCTCAAACGGTTAAGCGTTTTAAGGGATTTATAAAATTTTATTGTTTCTTCACATGTGATGATAATTTTCGTGAATTTTTCAAAGGCAAGCGGAACACCATCTGTTATGGTCCCGGAACGACGATGAAGGTGATTTTGATGCCCTTTTTTCCATTGGGTAGCATCGCAACATATATTTGGACACCGGAAAATATTGACATTTTACATTCGTGCCTGTATATCGCTTGTCTGTGCTACATTGACGCGTACAAGGAAAGGGGGTTCATTCACAACGACTTTCACGCAGCCAACATTCTTTTAAAAAAGACCCGTCAGCGCATTATATCCTTTACTAGTGAAATCCATGTGACACTCCGGGGTGTTCGTCCTTGGATAGGAGATTTTGAAAAAAGCGTCGTAAGCAATCAATCATCTATGGACTATGAACACTTCAAGTACGACATTGGCAAGCTCTTTATCTTGTTGCCAACTTTTGTACAACACGTAGACCGCTCCACGCTCTTTAATATGGCAACGTTCTTCCAAGGACTTGACAACATATGCTCAAACGATGCCCGTAAGCAATTGTGGGACAAAATACGCGATAATGTGCGGCTCGTTTGATAAATTAACTCACATATTACTAGCAAAGCAATGTCAATAAACCGCAAAAAGGTAGACGAACTTAGACAAGCGCTCGCTAGTTTAGGATTATCCACGAATGGCCTCAAACCCGAATTAGTTGAACGTTTGACAACAGCATCGCAAATTTCACCGCCTTCAAACGCATCACTCATACCAAGAGACGTTCATGATTTGATTACCAAAACCATGCACTCAAAAATGAAAACCAAGCTTGGAAACGTACCGTTTAGCGAAACACAAAAGACAGCAATGGTGTTCAACAAAACTGCCGCAATTGAGGGCATTGTTCCCACCACTGTCACCATACACTATCGTCTCGAGAATCACATAAACTTCAGGGGCGCAAATCAAATTACAAAAACCGCTCCGTCAAAAGCGGAACTCAAAACAACCTTTCAAACGCTTTTCGAGAGGCAAAAAAACAAGGAGCTCAAGATTCTTAGGGTTGAAATGAGCAAGGGGCATCTTAGAACAGTTGTAGATATAGAGAGTGAACAACCCACAACAAATGACACGGTTTCCCTCGGTAGCTACATTGACCATCCAAGCAAAACGGGCGCCATGCTAGCTTTAACACTCAAAACTGCAAGCAATTACAAGCAAGAAGGAAAGCCCAATTTGGTATTTTCAGTGGCATTTCGATATGACACACATAGCCCATATGATCATGAACGTATGATGGCATTCTTACCCGACCTTATGTTGGGTATCCAGTGGATGAAAACCTATATTTTTGGAAACACAATCGCGCTTACAAAAGGAGATTTAGATGTGAGATTTCAACAACTCGTACGTCCCGCATCAATGTTTCCTGAAAGAGATTTACCTAATACTAAAAAACCAAATGCAATGGAAGAAGCGCGCTTGAAGCCCCTTATATTGAAAAAAGTAAGGGCGATTTTAAACATGAAGACTTGAACACGTTTCCTGTAATGCTATAAACTCATTTGATAACTTCATTTGCCAGGGGTACAGCACAAATGTTGTAAACAATGCACTATATAAACTTACAACTATTGGAATCCATCGCATCACATCTGGACTTCTGTGAATTTCATGATATTACCTACTTCATATTTGACATTTAAGATCAAAACACTGTTTAGTAGATATGTCTGGGGGCGAGTACTTATTTCCGTTTACTACGTGTGAAAAACCCAAGGGAGGTTTGGTGGCCCAACCTGTTTCAACATTTGTAAATTTACTCACATGCATAGGACTCATTGCCCTTTTGCTGGTCACCAAAGGCCCTTTGCAAATGCCGGTGGTCTCTCTTGTGATTGCCTTGATTGCGTTTGAGCTTTGGCATGCGTTTTCGCACATGCGCCATATCGACGGTCGTCTCCAATCACATGTCATCCACGCCCTCACCTATGTGATAGCATTTATCACGCTTTTAGTTATTTACACGACGACGGGGTCCGTTCATTTGGGCTTCGTTGCCGCCGCCGTTGCTCTTGATATTGCCATACTCGTCAGCAACCATACCAAACTATCGGTATTGTCTGGCGTGTTTGTCTTTGCCGCCGCGTTACTTGGAAACATTGGAGCATTTCCACAAAAGCACTTGCCCATACTCTTTATGCTAATTGTACTTGGCGCGGCCGTTTTCCTCTTGGAGCACCACTTTTGCCAAGCCGCAATGAATGTTGTGGTAATGCCATATCATGCAATTGTCGAAATCATCGTTATGGCGTTCATCTTGATTTTCGCAAACATGATGCTACGGGGGTTTGGCAATAGCAAATAGGTTTTGAGATGTTGATCGACATGCATGCAGACGATTACGGATGACGTGGTCGAGGTTAAGCATGATTTAAACAGAACACGCCTTGTATAGTTTATATTAAGATGGCGTTTCTTCGAAACTGCTCATGTGTTAAGAAAGTAACAGTTGCACCCGTGGCGCCAGTGGCACCCGAAGTTCATAAGAAGGAAATGAAAGACAAGATTTTGGCGTTAGGGCTTCCATTAAAAGTATCCATTCATGAAGATAACCTTATTATTTACCCATCTTTGGCATTTTTTGAATCCATTTCGACACCAGATGCGGACCCAGAGTACATCAAAATGGTTGATTACAATGAGTACGACACCAAGCACGCATATCCAGACATCAGTAATTTCATGAAGTTAAACAATAAACAGCAAATTGAAACCGTGAAAGTGCAAGTCATTGTAAACTCGTCCGTTTACACCATACAGCACTCGATTATGGTTACATGGCTATTTACAGAGTTCATAAACCGCATGGGGTTGGAATATAAAATTTGTCCCAACTTTACGCCACCGCGCACACCTTGGGCAAAACCTACATATTACGTAGCTGACCCTACACATTCTCAAAATGGGAGTTATTTTCCATACATTAAAAGTGGTCCTTGTGAAAAGTATATCACCGAGCAATCGTACGAAGAGTGTATTTTGACCATTGATATGGCAAAGGCATCCTCCAACAACATTTACGCCTATTTCCCACAGATGCAAAAAATGATTTAGGTGTTTGCGCTTATATTATCGTATATCATGGAACGTATCAATCTCTCAAATTACAGTTGGATAGATAAGGGCCTGTTGCCTGTCGAGTTGGCAAATGTAAATTTTGAAGAACTTTGGAATCTTCACCCAGAAAAATACAATCAAGTTGTCATGGCAGGACGGGTTGTTAATACTCCTCGATGGCAGCAAAGTTACAATAAGCCTTATTTCTTTTCAGGCATGGCACATGAGGCATTACCTGTTCCTGATTCCATAAGGCCTTATTGGGATTGGGCAAACTCAGCAGGGTACGGGGAGTTCAATCAAATCTTGATAAATTGGTACGCAAATGGGCATCATTACATTGGAACACACTCGGATGACGAGTCGCAGCTCATATATGAAAGCCCAATTATATCGTTGAGCCTTGGTGCGGAGCGTATTTTTCGCCTTCGTGAGAAAAAATCAAAACAGGTGGTACATGATATTCCCATGCCACATGGATCCGTTGTTGTCATGGGTGGAATGATGCAGAACCAATTCACTCATGAAGTTCCAAAAATAAACGGAATTAAGGGCGATGATGTCGGTCGCCGTATAAATATTACATTTAGGCAGTTCGAAAATTAACCGACTATTCCATTGAAGCAAACTTAGAATGAAGAGCTCTTTAAGCTCGTTTGCTTTTGGGACTGGGTTTCTTTGTCTTCACTATTTAGGCAGTTTGAAAATTAAGACATCTCTTTAAGCTCGTTTGCTTTTGGGACTGGGTTTCTTTGTCTTCACTTTTTTAGCACCGCCGCGCCCCACCACCGGCGTGACTTTGTCTTGCAGTGATAAGCAACGCGCACGCGTCGACTTGATTTCAGCTTTGACCGTGTTCAAATCCACCAGCATCTTGTCCTTTTCGCCTTTAAACTTTTTCATCAAGTCAAACACGGTTTTGAGGTCCTTTTTGAGCTGAACATACGTGACTTCAGTACCATGTTTGATGTTTATGTCGTGTTGCGCATGCTCCGCTACCAAACGATTTGCATCATCTACGAACCCGCCGCTTACAATGTCCTGCTCTTTTCCCTTCAATGACAGCAAAGTTTCGAGTATTTCATGGTTTGTTGTGGCAAGTCCAGCCAATGTGTCTTTTATTGCACCCGTATCGTCCAACTCCTCTTCCATGCATTTTAGCAGCAAATCTATGTTTTTCATTGTTTTGGGTTCTCTAATCTTACGGCGAAAATTGATTTAATGCCACGCAACAATCATTTTGTAATAATGGTGCAGGTCGAGGAGTTGGCGCGGCTTATTGACTATTGCGCAGCAAATGGGGCTTGTGATTATGATGTCGCCTGCATTGTTGCAGCAAATGACAACCTAAAGGCATTACATCGCTATAATGATAATGGGTGGGAATTTTTCGACGTTGAGAAAAAAGAATGGACAGCCGACCCTAAAGGTGCCCACATGAGTCATTCTGTCATGTGCACGGTAAGCTCAGCTTGCAATGCACGCGCATTATATTGGCAAAACAAAGTTATGAAAAACGAGTCAACTGACCCATATTTTGACGACTTGCGCGTAATGTCGCTCATTGAGCTAGCGCTGAAATTTCGCGACAAAAAGGCATTTACATCAGCAGTCGTGAATGAATGCAAAGCATTTTTTGAATGAGTGCATATTATAAGAGTGAGGGTGTTCAATGAGCTCATTAGGTGATTGGAGTGAAGCCGAAGAATTTTACCTTATAGAATTATGTAAGCTCTCTCAAGTTTTGGCCCAACGCTATAACGAATGCTACCTAACATATCGGCGGCGCGAAACGCGCGTTCGCATCCCAATCATTGCGCTCTCGTCAATATCCGGTCTAGTTTCTTTTGGAACTACTGTATTCCCGCCGCAATATCATGGGGCAGTTAACATATCCGTTGGCGTCAGTGCAATGTTTGTAGCTCTCGTGGGAAGCATTGAAAGTTTTCTCAAAATACCTGAAATCATAGCAGGTAGTGTTTCCGCGTCCTTAAATTTTACAAAGCTAGCTGAATCAATAAGCGTAGAGCTTGCATTGCCAAGATTCAAGCGAAATTCAAGTGGCATTGTATTTTTAAGAGAATCTTACAAAACCTACGAAAAATATAGTGAAGCTGCACCCAATGTGTTTAAGCATATTCGATTTGTCCGCCCTTTTGCCACGACCAAACGGCAAGGTGGGCGCTTTGAGGCTACAGAAAGTAATGCAACTACGCCTTCAACGACTCCCACACCATCTCCCATGCAACAATACCGAAACACACAAGAACAACCAATGACACAAATGACAATGGAGGCAGGTGATTCAGGTTTTAGACGCAGCATCGATTGCGACCTAATGTACGTTCCCACGAATGGCTATGCATTGAGGGCACCGCGTCCTCCAAATGCAATTGATTTACCGGTTTAATATTAAGTGAACAATGCCATTTTGGGGGTTAGTTGTGACTAGTTTAGGATTTGCAATACCTGCGGCTATCGCATTCAAAAAGGCACGTTGGATTACATCTGCTTCGTGTGGCGTTCTTACAATCTCAAGCGTCGCTTATCACGGAACTGTGCATCCGCTTGCTCTTAGAGTTGACATGTTTGTTGCGCATAGCTTGGGTGTAGGATGGGCATTTGAAAGCCTCCGGCGCACGGTAATCATACGGCGTGCAGAGGATGCCATCATCAGTGCAATGACGCTCAGTGGTATCACCATATACGGGCTGAAAAGCCGCAACAATTTCACAGAATCAAGTCGCTGGTGGCACATGGCATTTCATGTACTTGCCCAAAGTGCTTGGTGTATTTACTTATTGAGATAGGGGTGGGGACAGCATTATTTTTCAATCGCCGCCTAATTTAAGTGGCGAATGCTGCGTCGATACGCGGCTCTTCTACCCAAAGTAATTGTGCAGCCGCCGCGCAAACTTCATGACACTGAACGTGTAGCATTCTTGCGTGAAATGACATCTTCATTATATGGACTCCCTGCAGCCGGTGAATTGTTACGTAATCCAAATGCACATGTCGTTGAGGTTCAAGTAGATCACGTTCGCGCACTGTATGTCTTGCAAGAGTCGGCGGCTTCTGCGCGCCTTCTTTCAAAACTCAAACGCGCCGTAGCCCGTGTGGCGGCGTTGAACACTCCCACACTCAATTACATAATTGTACCATGCCCACAAAAACGCTTTTGGCCGGCTATTAACGAGCCCGTTGGCCCGGAGAACATCAACGGCGCTTTCACGTATCGTGTGGGAACTGAAGTGTATGTATTTCGTGAGGAGGAGTTTCCAAAAGTTATGTTGCATGAGGCCATCCACCACACTTCATACGACCCTTCGTCATCTGTTCTAACCGGCGTTGAACATCTCTTTCGCACTTCATTCAATATTGCTCCAGATACTCGTCTACTTGTGAACGAAGGCATTGTCGAATTAGTTGCTACGCATAAGCACGCAGAGTTTGTTGCGTATGACGCCGGTCAGCCGTTTGAGAAATTATGGGAGCGCGAGAAGGAGTGGATGCACGACCAAGCGCAAAGATTACTAGACCGCTGCATGCATGGTGCGAAATGGAGGGAGAGATCGAATGCTTTTGCTTACATTGTCATTCGATGGCTTTGTTGCGAAAATTATGAAGAGCTTCTAAAACTACTAGCGCAGACATCGCAACTGCTTCCATTTTTTGAAAAATGCATCAAATCGCATGCGACGCGAGGCACGGTGAAGCGAGACGCAGCGAAGCGTTGCGGGTCCATGCGCCTCACGGTCTTTGGAGACTTTTGATTTCATAATGATTTCTCTCCATCGTGTAACGGGCCAAAGAGATGCAAAAGACGATGGAGGAAAGTCTATTTTGGATGATTTTCGGTGTTATGTGCATCTGTGTCGTGGCTCTTGGTCAATCGGCAACTATTGCAGCAACTGTTGGTGCCATTATTATTGTTATAATGCTGGCCGTGCATTTCGGCAACCGCCGCGAACTTTTTGGAGACACCGTCTACATGTGCGCAGACGGCGGCGAAACATGTCCTCCCAAGGAGCCCAATGTTGGTGCCAATGGATTAGATGACGAAGCCATTGCAGAACTTCCATTGAAAAAGTGCGATCTGTACTTGACAGATAATATGGGCGAATGCGACAACGGTCTATATGAGATGCACATTCTCGAAATGAAAGAGCGGCGCAAAAACTTGGAAAGCTCTCCGGTGGCAAATAGTGTCGAAATCGAGCGCCTCGACCGAGTGTTAATGGATGCTGCCCGCCTCCCGCGCCGCCAATGCAAATTGACAATGGCCAACTGGGTTAGGCCGTACCATTCGTCTTTCCCGCTACTCAAGTCCATGAAAGATGACTTTGGCCCTCGTGGTAATCCCCGCCACTGGGCGTATTGTTTCGCACCCATGGATCGCGATAATTCGCTAGACTTTTTGAAACAAGGCTTGGAGCGTAACGATGACAAGAATGGCAGCACAGTCATGCGCTCGGGCGTTCAAGTGAAGTTGTCCAACCAAGTGGAAAATGAGCGGGTCGAATTCAGCACTCTTAACCCAGAGGACATGCGTAAAACGTATTGTAACTTTTTCTATCCCGCCCGGGATGAGAAGATCATGTCGTACTATCAAATGTTTCAAGCGCATGCCCAGAACAAGTTTTTCACGATTGACATGACCCCGAGTGGCGTTATTCGGGATATTAAAATATATACTTGGTCCAAGGGTTACTTGAGTTTATTGCCAAAATCGGCCACACAAAACATTATGACTTGCCAAGATAACCTCAGCAGCATCCAATCATTTAATCAAAACATGCCCGAGGTTCCTGACAGATTTAATATTGAAATGGCATTTTATTGCAGCGACAAGCCATTGTTCAAGTTGTTCACGCGCTACCGATGGTTAATTAGACAACTTTACACCGAAGTCGTGAGCGGCAATAAGCTATTCTACCAGCTCAAGGAGTCGGCCACGGTTTATACTTTCAATATCAATATCTGCGACCGTGTCGACCGAATCACGCCAATGCAAGGCAATCTCATGCAGATGTTGGGCAATGCGGCAACGCAAAGCACTGTCGTTCATTGGAACTCAGGTGCCACGCAAGACGAGTTGTGCAATAAGAAGGCGGCAAAACGTGCCGAAGTGTGTGACGTTGCGATGAAAATGAACGAAACATACACAGTGCTGCAAAGAATTTACGCAGACCAAAAGCGATACGGAGAAGATTACAGAAGTTACAGTCGACCGGACACGAATGAGAAAATCATCATGACGCCCGAAACGGCCCGTTTAGTCCCGGTGTTTCAACAGTTGTTAAGAGACCAAATCAACAACGAGCGCAAATTTCAGGAACTCACAAATCAAAAACGCAGCGCCGTTTCGGAAATACGTAAAATTAATGGCTGGCTCATGGAAATTGAGACAAACATTAACAATGTCATAGATTCTATGATGGTTAAGGTGCGTGGAAAGTTAATTGCCATACCAGTGAAGCCATATCAATACATCAGTAACGACGGTCGTGTGTACTTCCAAATGGCTGCGTAATTCTTTTTGTTTTGTTTTCATCTTTATAAAAGATAGTGGTGATGGGTGGACGCTCTTCACGTCCAACAGGTGCTTATGGAGACCATGCATGCTCTGCCTGGTGGATGGGCTGGGGCGAAAGCCGCTGGGCCGAATGGCGTGGTAGCCATCAAGTACAACGCCGTTACAGAGTTCGGTCCGGATGGTCCGGATGGGGATGGGGTCATCGATGGACATCGTGTGTGATGAACAACGATACTATTGATGCTTCCTATTGGCGCGACCAGGACTACAAAATCGATTATTATTTCGACAGATACTTGCCCGACGGTCGTATGCAGTATTGCGAGTTGCGGCACCGCGATATTGGTTGGAATTGGAAGAATTGGAACATCAATAATTGGCGGTCCCTCTACAATTATTGCCACATGCATCAGTTGTACACTCCCAAAATTCGCAAAAATGCTCGAGCGTACGTCGCCCCTCGGGCATGGGCAGGGCCGTCTTCTATGGAAATATATGCAAAGGGCTACAATGCTAACCAATTGGGCAATTTTTCAGGCAACATTTGGAAGCTTGAGCTGCCAGAAGGATGGACTGCCCGCGGATATGCAGGAATTCAGTTCAATGGTATTTCAGAGGACTATAGCGGCGTGAGGGATTTGAGCGGCGATCCGTCCTTTGTTCGCAGCTTGGAAGTTTCGATGGATCGCCCCGCACTTTTGAGTAGATCCGACAACCACCTTAACCAAACGTGGATTGCAGTCCTCGTTGACGATAGCTATTCCATGGGCGACTTGAACGATGGTATCTTTCTGCATACTACCAACCATAGAGCCATACCGACTCTGTACAAAACGGGAACTGACAAAGTTTGGGTACCTGTTGGATTCCAAGTCACCCTTTACAGCAACGAGTTCTCTGGAAGTGAGCAAATCATCTTTGGGCATAACACAACCGGGTGGGTCACCCCCAACTTCTTAGTGCGTAGTATTCGCGTGCGGAACGTGTTGCCAATGCTGTTCTCGAAACCCAATTTCAAGGGATTTGTTAGCACGTTAGTGGCGGGAAATAATACACAGAGTGCATCGCGACCCGTTCGGTCGATTATTTACCCTAGTTTTGGATATCAAGTCATTGGAAAGGGCTTCGGGTTAGGCAACGTGAACATACCGTCAAACTCGTCATACATTAACACAAACTATGCAATTCTTGAGCTGAAGGTGATCTATAACACAAGGGGGAACCATAACATGATTGATAATATTCCTGTTCGCACGCGTGTTTTCACATCCGATCGGCAATTTGCAGAAACATGTAAAAAAGAATGCGATGCGTCGAACGAGTGCAACGCATACTATGCCGTGCGCGTAAAACGCGAGTGTCCTAACCCGAATGCCAACAATGGTGAAGACCCAAACAGCAACGGATGCCGCTCTGTGTGTGGGTTTTATGAAAATCAAGGTGAAAAAATAACAAAAGGAGAATTCAAGAATATTGAGCCGTATTTGTTTAATGGAAATGTCCATGTTAAGAAGGTGTGGGACGTTTAAGCATTTAAGCAGTCGGGTCACACATTATTTTTATTGAGAATGCCCATTGAGGACGTTGACTATCTAAAGGCGCAAAGTCGCAAATCGAGCTATGTGTTCATGGTGGATAGCAAGGATCGCGACCGTTCGGCGTACCCCGACCCCAACAAATACATTGTACGTTTTGAGACTCCGTTCCTAAATGTATGTGGCCTTGAGGTTCTGGAGGCTACCGTTCCTCGCACTATGTATAATGTCGATGTTCACAATAACTCCATCAGCTTTTGCATTTTTACAGATGGCTTCGATGGCGAAAAAGTATTCGAAACACAATCCGTCCCAATTGGAGATTACAGCATGCAAACGCTCATCCCGGCGCTAAATCAAGTCATGCAAATGACCGTTCTTGGGACTAATGTTGTCGGCGGCATAGCGGCCGCACCGTTGTCGTCTCCGCCAGATGTGCGAAATATTCTAGTATTCACGAGCGCCTACCCCTTTATTATGGACATGAATGGTTCGACAATTGCAGAGACTCTCGGTTTCGATTTGTACACCGCACAAAGCGAAGCAAGTGTGCCGATTGAAACTAGGCGCTACAGTGTGGCGCCGGCGCCCGTTAACCCAAGGCTCTATGCAAGTGTAGATAGACCGTGGCCTGCTGTGGGTCCATCCGTTATAGTATTTGAGGGTCCAAGAGGCGTACTGAGATCGGAACAAATGACAAATACATCTTGGGTGGCGCAAAAGTGGTTGGCGCCCTATGATGGGTACGTTGTCGGGTTAGACGCCGCGGTTACAACGGGAACGCGAGAACTCATGGACGATGGCATCATCTGGACGCTTCATGAGAATGACGTTACGATGAACGCCCCGGGGGAAATGGTGGCCCCGCATGCGACCGGAACATTGGCTATTTCATTCGTGGATGGCAGTTTTAGCGACGCGACAATGCCGACCTCACCTATAAATGTAATTGGTGGGCGCTCGTATTGGTTTATTCTTCATAACGATGACGGTCGCCCAACCAATGTGTTCTACAACGATGTAACTGCCACGCAGTCTACCTTCAAGCGAAGCTCAAATGGGTCTGCTGGACCGTGGGCGGCCGTGGCCGACACAGATGCTGGGATTTTTTATAACATGTCAGCGCGGGTGTATGTCGCACAAGCGTATCATCGCGTCGAAGCGCCTGGTGTGATTTCAATGGTGGGTGAGAGATACGTAACTCTGCGGTGCCCTGAAATTGAGGACAATATGGTGAGGTCATTATCGTATGGGCGAATGGGTCTCGCAAAAATGAAATTGGGTGTCATGGGGTTTAGTGAGAATCGCACCGACTTTAAAGTGACCATACGCGACTTTCATCCCATTGGCAAGCTGTCACGCATGACATTACGCTTTGAAAAGGGCGACGGTCGCCTATATGACTTTAAAGGAGTGAATCATACCATAGTGTTTGCATTGCATTACTATGAGCCTGTGCAAAAAGAACATTTTAAGAGAAGTATCCTCAACCCCAATTACGATGGCAACTTCCACGCATATATGTATCGACAAGACGAGCAAGAGGAGGAGAGCGATGACCAAAGCGTGGATTACAATGAGGATTACGATACATTTAACAAATGGAAGGCAATGCAACAGCGCAACTTGCCCGAGCAACGTCACCTTCAAGATATTGAAACGCTCAAGGATTTGCAATACATGAACATAAATGCAGATGATGACGAGTCGGCAGACGCGGACGATGACGAGTTAACGGACGAAGGTGAGTCAACAGACGCAGCTAGCGATTAAGGAGCGGGCGGAACACGCGGGCGGCGTGCCGCGGGAGCCGCAGGGCGAGCGCTCGGGCGACCCGTTGAGCGTTTACCGGCAAACGCCTCCTTCTCGGCATTCTTCTCGGCATCCTCATCTTTAGCCTTGGCTTCGTTAGCGACGGCCTCGAATGTGTCCAACTTGTCCAAGAACTTTTCAACCAGGCCCTGGTCAATAACGCCGTCCGCCACCATGTCGTCAATCTCCTTGGCAGAGTACTTGTCTGCCTTGAGGTCCTCGAACAGGGCGATTTCCTCCTTTGTCAAATCCTCCTCCGGACCAGCACCCTCGAAGCCTTCGTGGGCACGCAGGCACGAGCAGCCGCGGTAAAGGAAGTAAATGGTCAACGCAAGAAGGATGGCGCCTATGACGACAAGAGCAATGTTGCGGGGGTTCATGGTCATCATCTTAACTTAGAAAAACAAAATTAACTACACTCATTTTACCAAGCGTTGCATTCTCATTTTGCGAAGGGTTGCAAGACCCGCTTGAAAGCCATAGCAATCCACTAAAAACTGTTCGAGAAGCTTTTTCTTTTTACCTGAGAGTGTTTCCAACATCATCAAAGAGAGAACGTTCGAAAAGCATCGATACAGCGGCGCGGCCGCGCGTGCGTGTTTTTGCGGCGAAAACTCATGGGCCATCAGCATGCGCACAAGCGTATGGATAGATGCAACGCGCACCCCATTGTACGTGATGTAAGACACGCATGCGGGTGCCTCGTACACCGTAACCAATGGCTGCTTTGAGGCGGCATGAATAATTCGCGAGTGTGCCGGAAGGAAATCATCCGCGGGAAACAGCTCGATAGTGTAGACATCTTTATCTTTGGAGCTGTGCATCATTTGCTCAACGCAATGCTTGGCCACCGACTCGGGGTCCTCCTTGTCCACCAACACGGCCAATGGTGCAATGCCTTTGAATAGTATCGGCCGACCGGGAGGAAGTAGCTTTCGCATTTTAGAAGAAATTCCCATTACCTCCACAACTGCATCGGTGCCAAACATGACATAGTCGCGGCTCGCCAACCATTTGCCCGCTCCCTCTATCGCATTCAAGAATACATCTTGATTTTTAGATTCTTCATTCGCAAAGGCCGTTTTGCACCGTGCTTCTACGGGATAGGCCGTGTAAAAAGCCACTAGGCGCTCGAGAACCTTACTCCACCGATGACTGTCGCGCGGTTGCGAAAGCATAATGTGAAGTGTCATGCGCAAAAATTCCGGGTCAACGGTCTTGAGACCACTCGCAACCGTAATAGCATTTTTAGAAAGACGCTTGAATGCAACCTCATCAATGGTCGTTATGTCTAGCAGTTGCACGCCTTCCGCATATACCTTGTAAGTTCCCTTATGAAGGGCCTCGCTTGAGCTCGAAAACTGGTATCCACTGCGTTTAAAATGAGAAACAACCTCTTTGGCAAGTTTCTCGCCACCAACGCAAAACACATCGAGGTCCGGGAGCGTGTTCTTTCCATAGAACTGCAATGGTTTCGGCAGTATTCCATTCAGTGCAAGCCCACCGTACAACAATACCCGTTTTGCTTTTATAAATGCAATGAGCTTCTCGAAAAGGGGGTTGTACTTTAGATAATTATCAATCTCAACTTGGGTAGCCTTTTTATCTGCTATTTCCTGCAATTTTGATATTTGATGTTGTAGCTTTTCATAAGAAATCACCATTGATTCTTCTCTAGACGAATGCAACAAATATTCTCGCGACAAGATAGAGATATGAGTATGTTTGGCGGTTTCGAAGGCAGCGACTTGGCAAGTGTCTACGGTAATGTGGGCGGCGGCGGCTACGATTCGGGAATGGCGCCCCCCGCACCGGCAATGCAATCTATGGGCGATGTTAACCAGCGCCAACCGCCTCAAGCGGCACCCGCGGCGGCATCGCACGCCATGCCGCCGGATGTGGCATACAACCCTCCCGCCGCCATGTACGCTCAAGGCCAGGCAGCGTCGGCCCCCATGTACGCCTATGGTCCCTCCTACTGGGACCGCCTAGCCAGCAAGCGCGGCGAGGTTTTCAAGCTCATTGCATTCTCGCTGGTCTTCTTGCTCGGCCTTTCGATCCATCACATGGCGAAGAGCTACCTCAAGTCCTACATCGCCGATGCATTCTTGACGCCAATTCAAGAGGTGTTGGTGCGCCTGTCGTACCCTATCATCATCATTCTAGTCTTGTGGTTGATGAAGACAAGCTCATAAACCTGCCTACTTTTTCTTATGTCTTACGTGTAGTGAGCCATAGTGCGAGGGAATAAAATGGCGAGTAATGAAAATCCGCCTGTGGTTATTGGAGCGCCGGCCGCGCCGCCTGCTCAGCCCGCCCCAGAGGAACCACAAATTGGGTTCTTTGAAAAACTTCTCAATCACATTCGCGATAAACCATGGTCAGTCATTCAGCTCTACGTCATGGGATTGGTCGGCATAGCCTTTACGCTGCAATATATCGTTGTCATAATGGCAATGTTATTCCACAAGCGCCTCATGCAAATTCCAGACAGCGAATACGAGGATTTGAGCCGCAAAGATGCTCATATGTTGTTTGTTCGCATCATGAACATGAACCCACTAGGTTTGATAGTACCATACCCGTGGTTAGTATACATTTCTTTGTTCTCGGCAATACTTGTTCTCTTTGGCTTCATAATTATGGCAATCAAAGTGTTGTTTTCACGGTCATCTGCCGGATTCGGTAACTTTAAGCGCCTTGGCAAGGATGGAAGTCGTGTTGCTAAACTGGTAAAGGAACTTGAAGAGCAGGAAAATAAATTTCATGACATCGACCCTGTAGACTATGAAGGAAACGCTCCGGCAATTGCGGCCAACAAAGCAACCATTAAGAAACACTTGGATGAACTTCACAACTTGGCGAGCACCATTGAGGCAGCTGTATCCTCGGCAAATGAGGAAGAAGCGCCAGCTGCAACGCAAAACACCTCTGTAGAGGCCGCACTGAACAAGATAGATATCCCAATATCTACATTTATAAAGGACATCAAAGCAAAGGCCGAGAAAGCAAAGAGAGACAACAAGTATCGGCTGAAGAAGGAGAAGAAAGATGCCAAGGAAACGGCAAAAGCTGAGACAGTAGTGCAAAGCGGTGGCGCAGACATGCCCGACGGGGGGAAATATACCCCAAACTTTGCGGTTCTTGCTCCTGTGTCGGGTGTGGGCCTCATTCTTATGGTATCCGGAATCTGGACATTTGCTGCATTCGTTTCGAAAGTTCAAGAAGTGCGCAAAATGTCTGATGATGCCGCGTACGAAAAAATCATCAAGGAAAACATTCCGCGAAATCGCGAATTTTTGGAAGCTTTGCGTGAGTTTGTATTGGGTTCTACCAAAATCAATCCGTATACGTGGCCGCCGCGCACAATTGAACTCAGTTTCTTTACAAACAACGAAAGTGACATAGACGAAGTTGTAAAAATGATGTTCTTGTACCGCCTTGCATCCCACTATGTTAAGAATATAGCATCCCTTGAGAATGAATCGAAGCGATACGCAGCTAAAGCGGTGTCCAAGCGGGCGAGTGAGGTAGGGGCTATGGCCGACAACATTGCTAACTTCTTGGGCATCATGGCCACTCTTTATGTGACAGACATGGCACCACTAAAAAGATTCAAGGGTGACAAGGCCTACGATGATATCGGCGCGCTCACGGAGCTATTCCGCTGCAATAAGGACAAGTGTCCTTTGGGGAAAGTGTCGTTCTTAGACTTTTATCGCAAACGCTCTACCGACATACAAACCAAGCTTGAAATCATATCAAATAAGCTTTCCAACATTGTTGACTCCCCGACCTACAGTCAACGACTCGTGTCACAATACAAAATTGCATCGAACTTCTTGGAAACCTTCACAATCCTTAATGTTACCGCTCCAGTCGGCGTTATCGTGATAATGACCGGCTATTGCTGGCTCAAAATCGAGTCAAAGAAAACACGCAATGCTGTATGTGCAACAATGCTAGTTTTCGCTTTGCTTCCATTCATAATTCCCGCCTTTGTTGAGTGGCGCTGATGATTTTGTTTTATCGCCCCTTTTCTTAGAGGGAATGGCACACCGTACATATGATTCGGACCAAGTCAACAATTTTATAAGTGAAATTCCAAATTGGCATACGGCCGTTCAAGCCATGAAAAAGACCACCGATGGAGTTATCCTTCCTCCTGCCGTTGCTGGACCGGCTGCATTACCGTCGAATATTACGGGACCGCTGCCATCTCAACCTTCGCTGAGTTTGGGCAGGCCTTTTGGATTTAGTGGTGGCGGTTTGTTAAGTGACGCTAAAAAAGGGAAAATGCCAGACCTTGCCAAGGCTGCAGAAAAGGGGGGGCTAGTAGGAAACCTCGCAAAGTTTGCACAAAAGTCCGTTGATAAATACGCACCAGATAATGTGAAACAAGCATTTTTGAGGGCGCAAAGCCCTGACGCTATGCGGTTGCCACCGCCAGCAGCGCCTCCAGCAGCGCCGCATGCGCCGCCACCTTCACCCACACCGGGTGCAGGCAGCAGCGACACAGCGCCAGGCGAAAAGAAGAAAGGGCTTTTTGGAAATATGTTCAAGAAAAAGGAAAAGTCGGAGGAAGAAGTGCAAAAAGAAAAAGCAGACAAGGAAGACAAGGACAAAGACCTTTCGCGTCAAGAAGTGGTAGGCAACATCTTTACATATGTCTACTTGTTTCTCGCATGCATCGCAATCCTCGGTGCAATCTCTATGATAATCTTTACATGGACCGACCTGCGTGAAATTCAATCGTATAAAAGAGTCACACGGCCTGATGAAAACATGCTTCTCTTCAAAGACACAATGGAGCACGACCTGTTCAACCACACTTCACGATTCAATGTTTTTAGCGAAGCCATGGGCAGTCTCAATGTTGTTATGTCCATGGGAATTCATATGCTCTCGTTACTCTTGGTGCAAATGCTCATATCTATCGTGATCAAGATTGCGCTTGATGGCGGCAACTGGTCTGACGCTATCAAAGCATTCAAAAATCAATATTTCCTCTTCATCATCATCCTATTTGGAATCCAGCTCATGCTTGTTATGTGTTACTATTTCGAATTGAACCGCAAGAAATTCAACGGTTACTTGTTGGGTCAAGTATTCCAAAACAAGCTCGATAAAATGGATGACATGCGCGGATACATTGTGAAGAATTTGTACAACGGAACCGACAACACTACGTTCTACTCGAAGCTTATTAACAGCGTACACGACCACGGCCGCAGTTTCCGCGCGTACTTGGCAGACAATGCAAAAACTCGCAACACCCATGATGTTGCCAAAATGATGTTTACATTCAATGTCTTCAATTTCTACATCAGCCAATACAACACCGTTGAAAATTTCATAGGAACACCCATGTACAAATTCTTTGCGAACTCGCCCGCCAACTCCCGCGACATTGATATAGTTAAATACATGAATGTGCTCGCCATAAGCGGCGGCGGCATGGTGAATGTGTTCTCAAAGAACCAAATAACACTATGGTACTCACGCATGTTTCCGGATGTTGTACAGCGCAAGCTTGCACTGCAAAACTCGTGGGAGAACCGCGTTGCCGACCAATATCTGGCCAACATGATGACCGTGACAAATACAAAGCTCGTTTCCACCATGATGGAGTTCAACTGGACGCAATACATTGGGGCGCCCAGCAAAATATTCAAGGCGTTTAAAGACTATTTGACCGGACGCTTTGCGTATTGGCTGCTCACACAACTTGTTGTTTTGGCAATGATTGGCGGCGTTATTTGGAAGACTCTCAAAACAAAGCAAAAATAAACTCGTAAAAAGGTAATGGACCTTACTACTCTCATAAAACCACTTTTGGGTGTTGCGTTTTTGACCTTCTGTATCATTGCAGCTGTTAAAACCTTCGATGTTCGAAAGACGGTGGCAGTGGCAAAGAATGTTCAAGAGGAGTGCGGAAAACAACAAGCACTTGAAATGGAAACCACTCGGTACTTGCTACACAATCATTTCAACAATCGCGAACCTGCCCAAGTGCAGAACCATTTCATTGCGTTCTTCATTTGCTTTGGCATCATGACAATTTCGTGCTTGTACTCAATTTATTTGATGATATGGCAGCGCGGTTTTTATTGGTTGCTGTTGATATCCAATCTAAATATTTGGATCTATGTCATTCTATCGAGCGTGATGGTGGCCGTGTACTTTCTAATAAAAAACCTATTAACCCGCACACTCACAGTAAATGATGCTTATAGCGAACTGCAGTTGGCGTTTCCTACTGCTCTCGAGCCCGCCTTTCCTAAGGCATTCATTGATGCATTGGTGCGCCGATGGAATGCGGTGAATCCGGGAGTTTCACAAACTAAAGAAGAAATAACACTCAAGTTTGTTGATTTTGTGGACAAGCACAATGCAGAAGTGAAAAAAGGGATACCTTCCGGTAAGGTGACCTCTCCATTCTACGATTTTATCGGGTACTTGCACCCTGCAAGTGATGTGAAGCTGCTCACTAAGTTAACAACGCTCACGCAGCAGTCCGATTCGAATGATTTGAAAGCCCGCGAGTTTTTGGGCAAGCTTGAGAAACTAGTGGATGCATGGCAATACAACGATGCCGAATCTTTGCGACTGCAGATACACTCCATAGAGTGGATGCTGTTCATTGGGCTCATCTTGTTTTGCCTGTTCTATATTCTGTTGCCCTTCCATAGTGATTACGTATCTTCGCAAATATTCAAACTCTAATAATATCACATAGTTATAAGTAAATATGGATGCTATTCGAAACATGATAGGTAAAAAGGGTATGCGCAAGGTTGGTTATCCTCCTCCTGCCGATGCAACGAAAGAAGAAAGAGAGGCGGCACTCGAAGCTTTCAAAGAGCGAAACTCAAGTCAATCAAAGGCAATTGCAGCTGAAGCTGCAACAAAGCGAAAACATAGCGAGCTTCGACAAGAGGAAGAGGAATTTTTAGCGAGTATAGTAGCTATTAAAACAAGTGAGCGAGCTCAGCTAGCAGCTGCAGCTGCACCTGCACCTCAAGTCAAGGTTGAGGTTGTCAAGAAAGCATCTAAACCCATTATAAATCCCGAATTAATAGCGAGGCTTGAAGCGAATATAGAGGCCGCCGCTAAGGTAAAACTAGCGGCAGATACTCAAGCTAAAACGGTGTATGAAAGAAAAGCAAGTATTGTACAAAAAGTAAAAGAAGCTGCAAATAAAGTTAATAAAGCAACAGAAGCTATAGAATTACATCAAAAGAGAAATAAATTCACAACAATCAGAAACCCGCAATCTACCACAGATTTAAAAACTTTAAAGACAGACGCTTTCGAAGCTGCCCAACAGAAAGTAATAGTCGATAGAGAAAACGCAGCTGTGGATAGAGAAAAGGCCGGCATTGATGAAAATGTGAAGGCTGCAGCCAATAAACTTTACGAGGCTAAACAAATGCTTAATGAAGTAGTAAATCCTAGTACAATAAAGCCAATTATCAGTGAACTTATAAGCACAAAAGGTGATGAGTTTAGTGGATATCCACCGGGATGGGTGTCAAAAATGACAATGCCACGCAAATGGGTTGACATATTTTCGATGTGTTTCATCTTCGCATTTGCAATCATACTCGTTGTTGCATGGATAATGTTGTTAAATCTTTCGATTGACGCTCACAAAGAAATGGCAATTGCCACTGACCATCAAAGAACGTGTGATCATGTCTATCTTGAGGGCGACTCATCCCGCGCAGCGTTACATAACTTCTTAACGACAAATGATACGGGAACTCGCAAGACACGGGCTCAACTCATAAATACTATTATGCAATTGTTTCTTACTGTATATATCGGGACCTTTATAGTGGCCGTAATTGTTGTTTGGCACGCCGCCGGTCCCACATATTTGTATAAAACGCGAGAAGCTACTAATAATTTTAGGTGCGGTATCTTTATATTGGTTTCTCTTGGGATTATTATATGGCTCACGAGAGCGGCGGGCGTATCAACCATAGAGGATGATGCCAACCAATTGACGCGATTCTATTTCGCGCTTCCTGCTGAATTTTCAGCGACCGGCAAGGTTGATAGAATTATGATGAACGACATGTCCGTACATAAATGGACTGCCGTAGTGGTGCTGACATGCTTTGCGGCGGCCTACAAAATGAGCAACGGGTATTGGCTTCTAAAATACATGTTTTACATTTGCGCCACTGCTGCCGCGTGTTTGGCAGCGACCGCATACTACAGCCCGCGTGTATTTAACGGTGGTGTTGCCGACTATCAAGCCGTTCGTGAAGAGTTCGTCAAGGCCTACATCGCGCTTACGGACAGTGAGCGCGCCCTGATATGCAAGGAGGCCCGCCTCAACATGCGACTCAAAACGGGCCGGGTGTCCGATAAAACATGCGACAAGGACAATATATTCGAGTACGTAGAGCATCAAAAAGGTAAGGAGTTTATGGTGTCGCCCGAAAAAGAAGGAAGCATGTCGAGTCAAATGCAACAAGTTCGCAAAGTGCTGAGCAAGGCCCGCAAAACAAATGACGGTGTGACCACCATGGGCAATTTGGTCAGGTCTGTTATGTTCCTCTCGGCAATATTACTCATCATTGTGGCATTACAACTGGGCGACATGTTCCCAGGAGGTCTCGGCATGGTAGACCATATGGTTTTCCATTTTAGTGGCACGATGTGGGTGTCTATATTCCTGTTTGTGGCCATTCTTCTTGCAGTAAGCGTTGCATGGGTGAAAAATGCGCTCATGATCACCGATAGTGACATTCCTGACAAAAAAGAAAACTAGAAATCTATTAGAGAGTAGGTCATGCCTATCGATTTGGAGAAGGACCTCCGGGCACGCTTATCATACGGCTTTGGTGATTTGACTACGGTCGGCCAACCATCGACCACACCATCGCTTCTTACCAATGAGCAATTGTATAGCTTGAGTCCGGACCGGTTCAACTTTTATGTACAGTTGACAACGGCTTTAATGAGCGGCGACCCGTCGATTGTGTATAAGACGCTTGGAATTGAAAATACGTCGCGACATCAGCGCGAACGCGTGAATGACTTGATTACCGACATTGGTAAAGAGCTAGGAAGAATAGATTCCATCAAAAAGGAAGGGGGAATAGCCCCTGTAGTTCCTGTAGCTCCTGTTCTAGCCCCTGCAGCCCCAGGGACAGTAAAAAGCAGCGGCGGCGGTGACGACTATTGGAGAATTATGGATGCAAAATTGAACGGGGCAACCAACGTGAAAGAAAAACTCAACATAACCAAACAAAATGACAACCATCCTATTTACTCCCCTGACACGATGCGCGCTTCTATGACTGACCGTGTGGTGTTTATTGCCATGACGTTTGCATTGCGCAGTTTTTCACTAACATTTTTGGAATGGTCCTTGTCGAACCGGATGGTGAATAGCACCGAAACGGCCATTGTGTTCTATGTTGGCATGTACTTGCTAATGTTCGCGTTATGGGTATTGATTGTTAATGTGGGCGAGCGTGACATCTTTTTCAAAGTTGCCTTTTACTTTATCAACACCCAGGGCCCACGTGGCTTCATTCGCATTGTACTGCATGTTTTGTTGCAGCTCTTATTGCTTCCCATTCCATTTATTTTGCAATCAATAAATGCCAACAATACCGGGACAACTTATTTGAGCTTCGAGGACCGCCGCCGTGCGCTCCGTCTTGTGGGAAACTTATCGTTCCTCATGTGGATGGTTTCGTCCATTGTGGCATTGCGGGCTTAGTGTGCAGTGCGGTTTTTTTTATAGTGACTTTTTATTAGAGTTTATGTCATCGTCAAGAAGAAAAAAGGCGGCTGGTGGGGCGCCGGATGACAAAACGCCGTACATGACAGTAAAAGAGGTAAGAGATTACTTGAAAACGACCCTTGGAAGAGGAGATAACAAACCTTTTAACCGGGATGATTTCTTTTCAAGCATAATTATGTTCAAACGGCTCACTGATGTGTTTCCAACCCATAAACATCGTCAACACCTCAAGCTCATACAGGAGGTATATGAGTTTATGATTGTCAAGGGATACACCACGGTGAAAACCAATGGAACGGAAATCGAGAAACCTGACGTACTTGTTGGCATATTAATTGAGGAGTTCATTGCCAATAAATGGGGGCAATCTTCAACTAAAAAGGATTCAGACAGCACTGAAGTGAATGACTTGGACGAGGTTGCAGTGGACGTTAAGGAAAAATTGTCTATGGCCTTTGACAATATCGTGAAAGGAATTGATGTCAAAAAATTCTTCAAACAAAATGAGATTGGCGAGGGACAGCTTGCTGAAATTGGAAAGTTAATCAATCTACCGCGATTCAAGTTCATTGAAACCATGATAAAGGACCAGGAAACTTATAAAAATGTCAAAAAACAAATTGAGGAATGGCGCTATAAAAACGAAATTCTCGAAACTTCCAAAAAACAAATGTCTCAAAACATCATTGCTTTGTTTATGATACACCCGGAAACAGAGCACCAGCGCCTTATAAAAGACGTCCTCCCCTCTATCTTCGAGGAGTACGACCTTAAGCAATACAAGGATGTACTAAGCGACTTAGAGGTTGGTCGTCGTTTGCCGGAACCAGCACCGGCGATAGGCACCGGCAAAGTTGAAGGTGGTGGTGCGTGGAGCAAACTCCAATTAGGATTTCAACTACGAAATTTAATGATTCCCGCTATGAAGAGAGACATACCTAAAGTTTTAGAAGCCGTAAAAGATTTGAATATACCTGCTATCCTAGAGACGGCAAATGAATTTAAATTCACATCAATGACAAAAGAAAATCAAAATGAAGATATTCGTCTTATTGGAGAAGTTGCAGACGCAATAAATTTTAGTGCTTTTGTGGGTGCATTGACATCTTTACAAAGCAGTTTAAAAGGATACGATTTGAAAAAGACAGTGCCATTGGTGGAAATATTGAATGAAACAAATATTGATTATTTGAAATTTATGAAAGCTGCACATGAGGCAGATATAGGTTTTATCGTAAGGGCCTTTGCAAGCATTGATTATAATGTGATTCTTAAAACTGGTGTCGAAGATGAAAAACGATCACCTGATGAGTTGGTACCTGAAAAGCTCAAAACCGAAATTAATGGTAGAGTTGCAAAACTTAAGTTAATTGATTTCAATAAAATCGCAGACGCTTTAGACAGCAACGATGAAAATGGAGAATATATGAAAGCTAAAGATGAAATATTGAACGCCGTAAATATAATTTCGGATGTCACAGGACTTACAGCTTTTCAAGGTATACAAGCCTTTGATTCTCCAAACAGTCTTTGGACAAAACTTACCAAACAACCTCAGACCGACCTTGACGACTCAGAACCTACCGAGCAGGGCAGTCCAGCCCAGAACCCGCCGACCAAGAACCCAGAACCCGCCGACAGCCACCAACGGGATCCACCAATTGTACCTCTTCAGAATTTAGAAAAAGAGGTTGCGCCTATACCAAAGGAAGCAGAACCACCTACAACACCAAAAGCGCTTTTAGTAGAGGAATTTAGGGAATTATGCCCAGCGCCAGTTATCAAAGAACAGGAAGATACAAGAACAGAAGTATGCAAGTGTACCAAAATAAAGCCTTCTGATAAACAGCCTGATGAGCAACCTTTTGCGGAGGAGTCTGCTGGGACGCCTGATCAGGAACCGTCTGGTGAGCCTGCCGGACGAGAGCCAACTGCTGATAGTGCGTTTGCTAATGATGAACAGCCTGTTAAAGAGATGTCATCTGCTAGAATAGAAGAGTCAGTTGCAACTGCTGCTGTAACTGCTGCGGACAAAGAACTTACTACTGAGCCCGCGGCTGAAGCGCCTGCTGCGGGTGAAGGAGATACACTGCCTGGTAAAGATGAGGCTGCTGCTGAGGCTGCACTAGGTGATGCTCCCGCACCTGCTGCTGATGGTGATGGTGATGGTGATGATCCCGCGCCTGTTGCTGATGGTGATGGTGATGAGGGTGCACCTGTTGCTGTTGCTGATGGTGATGAGGCTGCACCTGATGCTGATGGTGATGCTCCCGCACCTGCTGCTGATGGTGATGGTGATGGTGATGCTCCCGCGCCTGTTGCTGCTGCTGCTGCTGTTGCTGATGGTGATGAGGCTGCACCTGATGCTGATGGTGATGGTGATGCTCCCGCACCTGCTGCTGATGGTGATGGTGATGGTGATGCTCCCGCGCCTGTTGCTGCTGCTGATGGTGATGGTGATGGTGATGGTGATGCTCCTGCACCTGCTGCTGATGGTGATGAGGGTGCACGTGGTGCTGCTGCGAATGAAGAAGAGGCTGTCGGCGGAGCTCATGGTGGCGCAAACATCCAAAACATTGCTGCGGCTCTCTCAAGAGTCATTGAATCGGGCAAGCATGCCATGCATACACTGCCCAAAATGAAGGGTGGAAGCCCACCTTCGCCACTTTCCCCCGAAGAACAAGTGAAAGCGGTGCAAAAGAAGCTGACAGATGTTAACACCAAATGGCGCGATCTCAAGTCAGGATTTGACGAAGTCAACAACAATATCGTTTCCTTCTACAAATGGCTCATCAACACAGATGAAAACAGCTATGATGCATTTAAAAACACATACACTTCAGCATGGCTCGAAAAAATAACCAACTTTGAGAAAACATCAAGATCCGAGATTGATGCCATTAAATCGGTCGTCGAGGCAATCATAGACAAGGAAGCCGGTTTCTCGAACGAAAAGAAAATACAGTTCATGAAAGATTTCAACCTCATTATCAATGGCGATTTCGAAAACAAAGAGAACGATGTCAACCTTGTTGGCTTGTACAAAACTTTTGTCAACAAAGCGTCCAATTTGTATCAACTTACCAAAGCATTTATCCAAAAGTACGAGACTGAAGCCAAGCGCAAAGATGAAATGCGAGTTCAGGCTCAAAGAAATGCACATCGTGATCGCGATGGAAATCTTTTACCAGTGGCAAATGCGGATGAAGACAAAAATAAAATTGTGTTTAAACGTCCCCCCGAACTCATAGCTGAGTTTGCAGAGCTTGTACCAGATGCATTAAATGATGCATTAAAAGAAATAAGAAAACAGATAGATCAAGAACAAGATAAGGAATTGAAAACAAAGCTTGAAGAACAGGAAAAACTATACGGATCCCTCATTAAGGGCGACAAGAAAATCATTACTGCCAAGATACATGAACGTCATGAAAATTTTGACAAACTCTTCAAAGCGGTTGGCGATGGCATCAAAGCTAGCGGAAGCCCTGCACTCATGCTTACGTCAAACGAAAATCTCTTTGCTAAAATCTTGAACGAGTATCTTTCCAAAAAGGACCTCGATCCGGGAGCCGAATATTTTCAACGCGAAAAGCTAGTTGAAACGCTGCATGCAAATCAACTTGTACCCAACAGTGTTCTCAAAGTTAACAAAATGGATAAAATTGTGTTTGTGTTTTTGACACTCTTCATGCGCCTATTTTGCCTTACCGTCATCGAGTCCATGATAGAGAAGGGCTACATAAAAACCATAACAGCCGCCACATTTGGCTTCTTTGGCCTCTATACGCTCATCTTTGTTGCATTCACAATGATGGTAAACGTGGACCTCTACCGTCTGCGCATCGTTTTCAATATGATGAACATGCACGCAAACGGCGGCTATGTTTACATGCATCTTGGTATGCTCTGGTTGTTTGGCTGCTTCATTTATCTCGTTCTTTCGAACTTGAACGTCTTTGGCGCAGGCATGAAAATAATAGCTATCAGCGAGTATGAAAAACAGGTTCTCATATCGAAGCTTGAGTTGTTGTCGCTAATCGTATGGGTTCTTTTAACAATTGTCATTGTTCTCATGTGAGGTCGTCAGTTTGTTCCTTCCAATTCTAAAAATACGCACCATTGCATCATTTCATTCAACACTGGCAAATCGCCACTCATGCCTATTTTTTGTTTTTGAAGAATTTTCACAATATAAGGCGGTGCTTGACCCACTCGAGCCCGTCCAATTGTACCTATTCGAAGAATGTCACCGTACGTATGATGAGATGATGGGGTAACATGAGTCATCGACTCATCAAGCCTACATGTTGAATCATCTGCCCCTAACTCGACGCGTTCCCCAAAAGAATCCAACAACTCTACCGTCCATGGAGTAGGAACATGTCGTATAAAGCGCGTTGCTGGGCTACATGGATACCATGTCGTCCATTTCCCACCGCCGCCGCCACTACCAGATTGTGGCAAAAACACACAAGAAGCACTCGCATCGCCGACGCCCGTTACGCGGACCGTAACAAATGGCGTGAGTCCTTGTACAAATGCGGGAGTTTGTATGGCGGCGAGTGCAATATGCGATGCATCCTCTTGCTTTGACCTTGGAGGCAGTGGTCCAGGCCAAACAAAACAAGCACGGTCCGGCTGGTAAGACCATTCTCGTGAGGCACTCGTGATTGGAAATATTCTGCCCCTTTTATCGGGGAGGGGAACTACTATGGGAGGCATTGAATGGAGTGTGGGTGTAGAAGCAGGAATGCTCTGATTTTGATTTTGATTTTCGGATACTGGGGGGCTCGAAACGACAGAGGATTCGGCACGCCGCTGGGTTTCAAGGTGGGCTAATCTGCTCATGAAATCTTGTTGTGGGTCCGTTTCTTGTGGTAAAGCGGGAGTGGGAGTGGGAGTAGGACTTGGCGGCGGCGCTGCCTGGCACATATTTAATAAAATGCTGCGCGCATCTTGCATGGCGGCCCGAAGAACCGTTTCAACAGATGCACTAGGGGGCGCCGATTGCAATGCCTTTTTAACAGCATTTGCAATTGTTCGCTGAAATGTGCTTGTGCCAACTACAGCATAGATGTCTATATTTTGTTTTTCTGTGAAATACTTCTGTAGCCCACCTGACAACATGTTTACATGTTCAGTCGTCAAGTTTGGCGGCATTATGACCAGGTCCGTGATTTACGTTGTTTTTCGTGCCTTAGGTACCTTTGCGCCGCCGCCCCCTTGCCCTTTGTACAACACATTTCGCATCGTGTGCACATTCATATCCTTCAAAGGCAAGTTCACTATCATGTCGAATGTTACCTGTTTTTTGTCCATTAAGAGACGCTTGGAGGCAGGTGACATGTCTTTGCGACTTTTGATAAGTTTACTCAACTCAAGCTCCTCCTTTTTAGCCTTCTTGTTGGCACGCTTGTCGTCGAAGCGCAATCGTTCAATCCATAATATCTGGAACATCATGCTAAACATGCCGCACTCGGTGTTGGCATGTTGATGGGCGGCGCGCGACCAATCGAGCTTGAAATCTTTTGCAGGATAGACCGCCTTCATTTGGGTCTGCCAAGTCAAGAGGTATCGCTCTATCTCGGGTGGCCATTGTCGGCCAATGCTATCGTAATAATACGCCCCGTACGAGGGCAATTTGGGGTCCAAAACGGCAAATATAGATGTCCAGTGCGACCCCGACTCGTTATGCTTGTCCAGATTAATGATGAAACCCGTGAATTGTTTTCCAGAATCGATGAGTTCTGTGAGGCGCAACGCGCACATCTCTGGAATGTAGCATTTTCCGCCAAGTTCGGCTAGCGGCTCTGCAAAATCCACGGGGAATACGCCCAAGAAACGGTACTTAAATTCCGTTAAAGAGTTGTATTGAGCCATGACCACGTCAATGTCAAAATTGGTCAGCCACTCCTTTGGCTTCGATTTCCAGCTGGCCGGCTTATTTGGCCGAAAATTCTTTGCAACCACTTGCGATGCGGTAGCATCCAAATGGTCGGCAATGGCAATGTCAACTGGCTTCTTCTCGTCTTTGAACTGTTCACGAGCGCGCTTGCGCAGCTCACTTAACTGCTTTGCGGGATCCACGATTCCGCTTGGAATTTTACTAGTCTTATGTTTTCCATTCCACAAATGCACTAAATGCTTAAGCGCATCCGGGCTCAAGCACGACTTATACTTATCGTAGTTGTCCTCTCCCGCTGGCGAACACAACTGTTTGTCTTTGTCCATTCCCCCAAGCTTTACTCTACTCATTACTAGTCTTTTTTTGGTGGGGTCTGGGGTATGGGGTCTAGCCCCAAATAGCCGGGCTTACTGTGAGCGCCATTTTGAGGGGTATTTTTGCAAATATCGCACCACACTCAGTAAGGACTGCTAAAAAAGGATGCGTTTACTCAAGGTTTAAAAAAAAGCCGCCACAGTATTTCAGGAGGACCCGGCCCGACCCAAGCCGACCAAGGAACACACGCGATGGAAGACTTTCAGAAGTTTATCTGTCGGTTCCGGTCTGAGAAAGGGCAAGGTTATACACATACTAGCATAGGAAATCCACGCATCAGCCTGAACATCAAAGATGAACAGCTACCAGCATTTTTTACAGCATACAAGCGGGCCATGGTTGGCAGCTTGCCACTACATTTGACCGAAAAGCCGACGAACCCGAGTGCCATGCGCGCGGACCTCGATTTTCGCTTCGTGCTTCCTTCGGAGGTCACGGATCGCAAGCGCGTTTACACGACAGACCATGTGTTTCGCATTGCAAAGGCATATTTTCAAATTCTTCATGAGTATCTCGATGCGCCGCCGGAGAACTTCATTGCATATGTGATGGAGAAGACAAAGCCAACCGAGTATCGTGGCAAAATGAAAGACGGCATTCACATCGTGTGGCCGCACCTCGTGACGACGCCGCAATTCCAGCATTGGGTGCGCAAGAAGGTGCTCGACAATGCCAAAAAGATTTTTACAGGGTTGCCACTCGTAAACTTGTACGACGATGTTGTTGATGTTGCCATCATTGACCGCAATGCTTGGCAAATGTATGGGTCAACTAAGCCCGAATGCGAGCCGTACCGTGTGTCGCGAGTCTTTACATTCGAGCCTGGGGAGCCGGCCGCAGGCGAAGCCGAAGCCGAAGCCGCCGCCGCACCAGCAAACAACGAGGAGGATGGCCCCGGGACCGTGATTGACATCACGCCGCAGCAGTTTGCAGCCGAAGATGAGCTGAACTTTGTTGAACTCTTTAGCATGCGGAATAAAAATACATTGACGCCGATTCTCGAGGACAAGCGCATTGAAATCGAGGAATACATCCGGTGTGTGCTGCCCACCATGGACGACCGACGCAAGACAAAGTTGCATCAGCAAATCTTCGGCAAGAGCATCAACCACACCAAAAATTACACAAGCGACGACGAGCTTCATTTGGCTCGCCAGCTGGTTGTGGAGTGCCTTTCCGCGCACCGTGCAGAGTCGTACGAGGATTGGGTCAAGCTCGGTTGGACGCTGCGCAACATTGACTACCGGTTAATCGACGCGTGGGTGGAGTTCAGCAAAGTCAGTAGCAAATACATCAGTGGACAGTGCGAGAAGTTGTGGGATACCATGCGCATCGACACACTCGGCATGGGCACACTGCGGTGGTGGGCGCGCCTCGACCACGAGCAGCGCTACAATGACATTCTCGAGAGCAATGTTATCAGCCTCATTGACAAGTGCACCAACGACCAGGCGCATTACGATGTGGCGCGCGTCGTGTACTCTCTTTTTAAAGACGAGTTTCGGTTCACGAGCAACGACACATGGTATGTCTTTGTCAAGCAGAAGCACAGGTGGGTGCGGTCGCGCGAGGGCCTCAAGCTGCGCATCGAGCTTAGCAATCGCGTGTGTTGCGAGTACATGAAGCGCGCAAACCATTGGTCAGCGCAGGCGAATGTCGCACAAGGCGACCAAGCGAAGGACCTGTGCATGAAGCGTCATCAGCAGTTGATGGCAATTGCATGGGCACTCAAAAAGTCGGGGTACAAGGACAGCGTCATGAAGGAGTGCAAATGTCTCTTCTCAGACGAGCACTTCGAACAAATTCTTGATAGCCATGTGCACCTGCTCGGCTTTGAGAATGGCGTTTATGACCTCCGGATGCACGAGTTCCGCGGCGGCTCTCCCGATGACTATATTTCTTTCAGCACAGGAAGACACTACCATCCGCACGAACCGGAAAGCGCCGAGGCCAAAGAAATAGACCTGTACTTCCGCCAGGTGTTCACAAACCCCAATGTGTGCAAGTATTTTAAAGACTTATTGATTCTTCTCATTGATGGCGGCATTCGTCAAGAAAAGTTCTATGTGTTCACGGGTAATGGATCGAACTCAAAATCGAAAATCTTGGAACTAGTTCAAAAGGCAGTGGGTGATTACTATTGCATTCTTCCCATTGCACTTCTCACACAAAAGCGGGTTGCATCAAATTCGGCACAATCCGAGTTGGAGCGAACCAAGGGGCGCCGGCTTGCCGTCATGCAGGAACCGGGAGAGAGTGAGAAACTCAACATAGGTCTCATGAAGGAGTTGTCGGGCGGTGATATTATTCAGTGTCGCGCCCTTTTCAAGGAGCCGGTTGAGTTTCGCCCGCAATTCAAAATGATTATGACATGCAATGAGTTGCCCGAGGTGCCGGGCGATGACGGTGGCACTTGGCGCCGCATTCGCGTGATTGAGTTCAAGTCTAAGTTCTGTGACAACCCTGACCCGACCAAGTCGAACGAATTTCCCATTGACCCCGAGCTCGCCGACAAGTTTGAGCGATGGTCGGATGCCTTTATTAGTATGCTCATAGACCACCACAAAAAGACGGACCCGCGGAATATTAAGGAGCCGATGGAGGTGCGGATTGCAACAGAGAGTTACAAGAAAAACAACGATGTCCTGGGACAGTTTGTGGACGACCTCATCGAGCCGGTGGACGACGCGCAATCGCGAATTCAACTCAATACTATTTATGCCGAGTTCAAGTCGTGGGCGCACAACAATGTCACAAAAGGAAAGCGCGTGCCGGAGAAGTCGCAAATCAAGGCGTATTTCGAAAAAGAATATGGGGCGTATCCTGCTGGTGCTCATCCAGGGTGGCGGAAACTGCGATTCAAGCAAGAGGACGATGCAGACTCGGATGTCGAGTGATGTGGCGCGATTCATATTTTTTATTTTGGCATTGGCACTTAAAAAGAAGACTAGTGAAAGTTAAAATGCAGATCCTAAAATCAGCGGCACCTCGCCTTTGTAAAGATTGCGTATATTTACGACCAAACCCAAAATTTTGGGGGTTCGATAAGAATGCTACTATTTTTGGTCATTGCGGAAAGTTTGGCAAAATCGACCTAGTGACGGGAGATATCGAGTATAGCTTTGCATCTGTATGCAGGGATAATGATACTCAGTGCGGAAAGGAAGGCACTCAATTCAGTGCAAAAAACATAAATGCAAAATGATGCGTTGTTTTTTGTTTTCTCCCCTAAAACTTGCGGGCATCCTGAAGGGCGCGCACCAAACGCTTGCGCATTACGTTCCTCGTTTGAGTTAGAGTCTTCTTAGAATCCTTTTCGGCTTGCTTAACCGCCTTATCACCATTTGTGACCAGCTCATGAAGCTCCGCCTCATCCTCAGCACTCTTTGTCTTTTCGTATCGCTTGGACACTTTGTTAATTTTCTTCATCCACTCACTCTTGACTGCCGTGACGCCCTTCTTAGCCTCACGCTCAGCGACCTTGTACTCCTTCTCAATCGCAGCCACAGTGGAAGACATTTGTGTTTTTGTTATGTTTTCTTTAGTTGGTAGTTTGTGTGAGTGTTTTGCTATAGAGTGTTGTCATTTTTTATGTGTTTGCCACCGGTATGGTTGCAGGTTTTTCTCTGAACAGCCTTATAGTTATGGACATGGACATAATTAAGGCGCTTAAAAACCGCGCCGCATCCACTAAGTCGCGCTATCGTAAGAAGGCGGCGTTTTTGAGAGCAATCGAGATGGGTGAGGCATCGAGCAAAAGTGCGCGCGAAAATTTGCCGCGCTACTTGGCCGTTGCCCCGTCCACCATTCCCAACGCTGGGAACGGTGTGTTTGCTCTCAAAAACTTCGCCAAGAACACACCCATCCTTTTGTGTGGCGGCACCTACGTTCTCTCTCGCGGCCAATCTATTGAGCAAGAGCGGTACAGTTTTATGATTCCTGGTCATGACGACGCGTCGTTCCAATGCTATGACGACGCTGAAACCAACATAGTGAAGTACATCAACTCGAATTATCATTCTCATTTCAAAAAAAATTGCACCATTCTATGGCACAGTGCCTTGCCGTTTCTTTATGCCGCAAAGGATATTCGCAAGGGGGAGGAGCTCTTTCTCGATTACGAAGTGCTTTAATATTTGATGCATGCAAGAAGTGCCAAATTTCTTGGTCGCGTTTCATTCGTATAACGTGGGGCGCCGTATCCATAATCAGTCGGTTCGTTCACTGTTATAGAACCATACGGATTTGCCCACCATGAGCTTCCCGGAGGAAAGTAGCTAAAACCAGGAGCATTTCTCCAGAAATCCGAGCTTGAATTTACGGAATGTCTATGCCCTTGAAATGCATCAACTTGGAAACTGCCGAATGTGCGCCCGTTATCAACTGTGCGCGCATCGTCCCAGCCTCGTATAAACTCGCCACGCAAGTCGGGAAGCGTGAATGTGGTGGATCCATTACCCCCGCCAAATGTTGTGCCAATTGCCACGAAAAGGGCCGCATACGTCGTGCGGCTTACAGCGGCACCGTTGCATTTGAGCCAGCCTGTTGGCGCTGAACTCGATGCAAAGTAAGCAACTTGGCTCACAAGTGCAGGACATTGAATGTCGCCATGCACATGAAGCGTTGCACGAGGATTTGCTGTACCAATCCCCACATTTGCTCCCGAAACCGCCAGTGCGGCAAGTTTCGGCCCCATGCTAGATATTGAGTAGGAAGTCATGAGACCGAGACTTAGTTAATTACCTTTTATTTTTAAAATTTTATGCAAGCCAACAAAGCAATATTACGCGGCCTTGTTTCAACAGCTGTGCGCGGCGCACCATTTACACCATCGTTAATTGCAGCGCCGGTATCGACCGATTTAACATATTGAGCCGTTCCTTGTGCATAATGTTGGTCGAAATATCCAGACACTAACCTAACGGCACCGACTGAATGAAAATGACCTTGAAATGCATCCAATTGCTCAGTACTATTCAAAGCACGCCCAGAGTCTCTCCCCGCACCATCATCTAAACCTCTCAAAAAACGCCCACGCAAATCAGGAACTGCAAACGTAGTGGAACCATCACCAGAACCAAACGCTGTCCCAATAGCTGCATACAGGGCTGCATATGTAGTGCGGCTTACAGCGGCGCCATTGCATTTTAGCCATCCTGTGGGAGCTGCACTCATTGCAAAATGGACAACTTGTCCAACGAGCGTTGGCGACTGTATATTGCCGTGCACATGAAGGGTGGCTTGTGGATTTGCTGTTCCAATACCAACGTTTCCGTTCGCCATTTGAAAAAGCGATGTTCGATCCCCTATAGCTGAGAGAGTGTACATAGTTATAAAATTACTAAGTTATAAAAATTATCAAATATCAAGCAGATGGTTTAACTGGCCATGCCACGGAATCCAAGTTCAACATACCATTCTCACTCAATGTTGGTGTTGAAATGGCGGGAAGGTCGCGCAGGGCCTGCATGTAAGCAGCCCATTCCGGAGTGACCGGTACGCCCAACGAGTATGCCTTGATTACTACCCAGTCGCATTGCATTAGGCGTGAGTTGCGCTCTGCACGCAAAAGGTCCATTGGGTCTTGCGGTGGGCGAACTTCCTCCGGCTCCGCGGCCTCGGGCTCAGGAATGGGCGTTTCTTTCCATGACTTTGTGGCTTCGTCCCACAAGAGAAAATGCTTATTCGCAACTGTTTGTGGGGCAACCGTAAGCGTTGCAAACGCGGGAACAAGATACACTCCCGGCTCGAGTGGGCTCTCGTCAGCCTCGCTTGATCCAACGTATACTTTAGTGTCCGGATTCCAATGGTACACAAACATTAGTTACTCTATATTTACCCACTAGTTTTTTCAAAACTTAATGCACGCAAGAAGCGCTCTATTTCGTGGGCGAGTTTCTGTGCCACCTGCATCACCAGTTGTCCTATTGAAAACAGGATTAAAGGCTCCCGATGGAGGTTGCCCGTTATTTTGTCCTGAATATTGACCGTCAAATATCAAATATGTGTGGTTGTGGGCCCTAAAAGCATCAGCTTGAAAGCTTGCGAATGCACGACCATTATCAACGGTACGTCCATCGTCCCACCCGCGTATGAACTCCCCGCGCAAATCCGGCAGAGCAAACGTTGTAGAACCGTCGCCAGCACCATGGGTTGTGCCAACAACTGCAAAAAGGGCCGAGTATGTCGTACGACTTATTGCAGCACCGTTACATTTTAACCATCCTGTTGGCGCACCGCTCATCGAAAAATGAGCAACTTGGCCAACCAATGCGCCAAGGTCATTTCGAGCGGTTGATAATTTAAAAGATGCCATTGCTATTGCTATAATTAAAGAAGAAGCAAATCCAACACCAATATTCATATAACATTTTCTCAAATCTCAGTGTACTTATAGGAAATATGGCGATTGCATTAAGTACTGTAAAGTTCTCCGATATTCTTACTATATTGGGTCGCACGGGTGATATGAAATTATCTTATTTGTATGGCTTTGCTGCGAATGTACCAACACAAGGTATAATTGCTATAGGAGATGTCCGTGGAAAAAGCAAGTTGGTTGTTCTCATAACGGGATTGCCTCAAGATAGTGCTTTCAAAATTGATAGCTCAACATCATCATCTAACTTTGTTAATGCATCATCAACATTTCCCGTTTTTGACACAATAGCTCGAACTATTACCTTTCCACTTCCAAAAAGCGGAAAATATTTAGATATAGGTAACAAGTCATTACCCCTTTTATCTTCGGGCATAAGCTTTGTTATCAAATTAATGCCACTTGCGGGCACAGCCTCATATAACGAACGTATCATTGATACAGGATCCGAAGGTAGCAATTATTTAACCTTATTGTATACAAGCTCAAACAGAATGCGATTTCTTGTAAGAAATTCAGCTGGAACATCGTTATGTGACTTTTCCTCGAGTCAATCTGTAGTTGTGTCTCAATACAATATTGTTGTTGCTCGAATTACAGGCGGAAAAGCATCTGTTTGGATAAACGGTTCTAAAACTGAAGTGAGTATAGCGCCAACTGATAGAAGTGTATCTTTTCGCATTGGAATTGACCCATATCAGTCTGTTAGCTCACAATTTCAATGTGTTCTTAAACAGATGGCAGTATTTAATAGGGGGCTAACTGATGCAGAAATAACATCACTTGCATAGGAGAACGCAAATCCCACACCAAAGTGCATATTTATTTACACGGCATCGAAAGCGAAGGGTGCAAAAGCTCACGATTGTGGCGAGATATAATGGCGCGGGGATGGTTTGATGATGGTGCTCTGGCGATTCAAAAATAGCATGCACGAAGTTTATGCCAAGCGCCGATGCGTATCCAATGTGCCATTCCCCTGCCGAAATAACGCTCTTTCTCACCAATGTCATGAGAAAGGCGGCGATTTGAATGGGAAACAAAATTCCAAAGGGCCTCTCCATACCTGGGGAAGCAATCATATTTAGTGTTGCAAATACCTGACACACCGAGTAATACATATTTATCATGTCGCGTTGTTTTTGTGTTACCGATTCGGGAAAGGGCATGCTACGCATTGTCGTTCCCGCGTCACCTCGTTCAAGCGCCTTAAAATGCGTAGTTGCATAATCCGCCGCTACAAGTGTGCCAATAAGTGTCGCACACCTCAACCAGTACGTGTAATCCGTAAGCGTATGCGGGAAAATGCGTATATTTGCCCAATACAGTAGCATGCAAATCAAGCTTCGATACGCAAACAAAATGCTGTGAACCCGAAACTCGGGCCAAATCATAGGCGCCTTTCGAATGCGATTGTTTGGAAGATGGAAAATGAGAGAGGTACCCGATAAAGCCATGTGCAACATGATGCACGCAACGGTTGTGGCGTCGCCCGAAAAGCCCATGCTTCCACTAGAGACAAACATGTATGTGCGATACCCAAAATGCAGAAGCGATGCAACGCCAAGGGACTTATGCAAGTGAAGTTTGTCCTCGTTCCCGATAAGACGTCTTATGTTTGTGAGAATCATTAGGAAATATTATTTGTCTTTTTGCCTTAAGTGCAGTGGTTGTCGACAATGTTTTTTCACTATTAATGAAAAGCGCAAATGAGTGGTTACCTACTTTTGTATCTTTTTGACAAGCTATATTCCATGTTCGATGTGAACGGAGCGTTTCATCCCACCAATCAGGAATGGTGTACGACCCTTCGTGAAAATTATGAAGTCATACGTGACGAGTATCTGCATTACACAAATAAAAATGGTCTTCCTACATTCGGCGATGTTAGCAAAGAGCAAATGATGTATTCAAATCACCAAACCGACGCCAAGTGGCGCGTCGGTATTTTGAGAATGTACAACAAGGACACAACACTTACGCGGTACTTTCCCAAAACCATGCAGCTTTTGAAGGTCGTCCCCGGATGCAGTCTTGCGATGTTCAGTGTGCTAGAACCGGGTAAAGTCATACCGCCGCATCAAGGCGTGTTTAGAGGCGTTTTGCGATATCATTTGGGACTCCTTGTGCCCCCAAGATGCCGCTTGACCGTGATGACAAACCCGGGGGAATTTTCAAATTATGACTGGCGTGCTGGCCATGACGTCATTTTCGATGATACCTACCTGCATGCCGCTGCAAACGATTCAAACGAAGCAAGAGTCGTGCTCTTTTTAGATATCCGCCGCAAGTTCAACAACGTTTTACTGGATTGGCTGACGGGAATGTTTTTACGCTTAACCAAATATCATTGGACGACAAGGGACATCGTTGCAAAAGCGAATGCATACACTCAAAAACCGGGCACAAGCACAACTCTTAAAAAAAGGACCTAAGCATAAATAGATAGGTATCATACATACAGTAAACATGGACCTCCAAGTCAGCCGCGCAATTCGGCATCTACGCCAAATGCTGGTGGCACGCGGCGATGACCTGGCTAGTTTCCCGGAAGATGTAGACGATGAGGATGAGCTCAATGAGTTGCGAACGACGAACAAAAAATACGAGACGGACAAGACTGTCGTTTTCTTCGCTCTCACCAAAGAACTCATGACGTCGAAGGACAAAAAATCGGTCATGGCGCACATCAAGAATGCCCCAGAGTTCATTGAGACACACGGAGCGCATACGTTCATTCTCGTGTTTGGCGACATTCCCGCATCGCCGGTGCTTCAAATGCTGGCGGACCGCGACCGCGAATTTCAAACTCTCGGCGCTTCGATGCAATATTTCACCCTGTCAGAACTTCAGTACAACCCCGCCAATCATGTTCTCGTTCCCAAGCATGAGAAAATGTCTGTTGCGGACACGAAACAAATCATGCAAGACTACCAAATTCGGACAAAGAGCCAACTGCCCGTCATCTCCAAGGTAGACATCATGGCACGTTGGCTGGGGTTGAAGCACGGCGATGTGGTGCGAATTACGCGAACCAACGAAAACTCTGGTATTTACTTTTACTATAGGTGTTGCGTATAAATGTGTGGACAGCTCCCTCTTTTTTTCCATGTCGTGATTAGAGTAACACCCCATGGCAACGTATAATGATGGTGCAAAGATCACGGTGGACGAGGGAGCCGTTCGATTGGACTTGTTGACGACAACAAAGCAGATGTTTGTTGCGCACGTCCAAGGAGAGCAAACTGCGACTGACATGCCCGCAAGTCTAGCAATTCTTTTGAGCATGTCAACCTCCACGGTTCCTACAAACACCAGCGCTAGTGACGGCTTGTTCATTAATGTTCTCGACCGTGATGCATTCCGCAAATCTTATGCGCCTGCCGCAAATGCAGCAAATCCGTTGCCTGCCTTTAACGTGAGCGTAGCATCCGGAATTCACTGGAATTCAGGAATTCCTGCAAATGCTCCTGTTGGAAAGATGTTGACGTATACCGCACTCACACCGTCGAGCACCACAAATATTTCAAATGAAACGGACGAACAAACCATAACATCTGATGTCAACTGTCACGAGTTGTTAATAAGGGCTGGGTTTACCGAGCTTGCGGCGCAACTTCGCGAGTTAAAAATTGCCTATCAATTGCTCGATGACGATACATATCACAATTTGACGAACACGACCGATGAAAACGGGGATATGGGTATTCTCCCGAACATCGGTTACTTCCGGGTCTACGACATGGCTCTTACTACAACTGGCACAAAGCGTGCAAAGGTACTAAACGAGCCGAGTGACTATACACCAACTGAGATTTCATCAGACAAGACCAATTTTACGACCAGCTCCTCTATCATTAACTTTATTCGCACCCTTGACCCGAAAACACAAGACATATTCGTCTTGAGAAGAATGATTTTGGCAACCTACCTGGTGGCTCATTACCACTTTTTCATGTCAATCTTCGTTGCTAAGAAAAATAACACCGCCGATGCAAGCAGTCCAGATGCCGCCTTCGCCGCAAAGATTGCGTTTTACTTCTACAACAAGCTGCAATACTTGAATATTTCATACGAACAGAGTCGCATTAATTCCAAGGGGAACAGCACAGCAAATGACAGCGTTACGAGCGCAATGCTTACAAACATCAAAGAGTACACGAGCAACACTAATCGTCTAGCTTTCTTACACACTGACATCAGTGAAAAGAAACGCTTTTTGACAAACGAAATTGCACGTGTCGCGTCGGAGAAAGCAAACTCGGAGTACGCTAAAAAACTAAAAATTGTGACGCTTGTGTTTTCAATCATATTCGCAGTTTCAATAATCGTCGTATTCGCGCTGCCGTTTGATTTTGGCATGCGCATGAAAGTGGCAGGAGGTATGGCGGCATTGATTCTTGTTCTTGCCATCATTATGTTTGCTGTTGTGCGCCGCGTAGACCCGGTGCATGAAGGTTTTTTGAATACCCCGGCTATTGCCGCAATAGCGGCCGTCACGAGCGCATCAATCAACGAATATGAGAAGCTGGTGACCCTTCTAATCATGGAAGAAGTGCGCAATTTTTACAAAAACACCATCGACATTTCCATGATTCTTAAAAATATTCGTCTGTACAGCGAATTGAACTACAACAGTGGTAAAGAGCGAAATTACTTTGAGAACAATCAATACATGCTGAACAAATCAGTCACGGATGCTCGCAACGCGCAGCGCCTGTTTGACAGAAAAACAAAGTTGTCGACGGCGCTCATCAAGGTAACGCTGCAATTGATTGTAATTATTGCTTTCGTGATGCTAGGTATCATGGCGGTCCAAGATGTCTTCCCGGGCATGCGACCTGTCATCTACACCATTGGCGGACTCATGGCAGTGATTTCCATCATCCTCTTCTGCGCGGATGTTCTAGGACGCACACACACTGACTCGGACAAGAAGTACTGGGGCTCTCCGGAAGCCGCCAAGAGACTATAATTTAGCGCGGGATAAGTTGTAGGTTCTCGTAGTACAAGTCGGTAGGATTTACATCCCCAAGTCCGGGAAGAGATGACCGTGGGAGAAGATTGAAGCGGTGATTTTCATTCAATAGGATCTTTGAAAATGAAAAGTAGAGCGCCCACAGGAAAAATGCAATCTTGTAATTTTGTGTTGCAACAAAGAACATAGAATACACAATGAAGTTTTGTGTGACCGGATGCATGATGAATTCCTTTTGTTTTTCCGTGAATTCAATGTTTAAAAACCTTGAACCGATTTGGAACATGAACATGGACGCCAAGCTAAACAGGTCCGACATGACGGTTCTACTCTGTAAAAGTAGGAAGAAATCAATCGCAGCAACTCTTGCCGGAGGGAAAACCAAAAAACGGACGGGTGGCTTTAATAATAGCCAGTATACTCTCCCACTCCTGTGCCTCCCGTTTCAACTCAACAACAACAAAAACAAATGGCCGCCGCCATGGCTGATGTCGCGTATGGTACCTGGGTGGTCAAGGCTGAAGATGATTGGATGTGCCTGGCGGACATGGTCAAGAAGGGCTACTTCTCTGACATTGAACATCTTTGCATCGATGGGTACGCGTGGACGGCTAACTGTGTGAAGGCTGCTCGCCGATGCTTCTCCGCCATTCACAAGAATCTGTACGATCTATCGAAGCTCGATGTGATTGTTCGTTTCAAGAATGTCGACGACGTGTGTGACCAGGACGCACTTGCAGAGGTTGGTGTGCTCACTAACCTAACGAAGCTGTCCGTCACTCTCAAGGTGCACAACAACATGCAGGACGAGGACGAGGACGATGACGATGACGATGATGAGGAGTGGGTACCCGCCTTTATCATCCCCGCCAAGTTCGCAAAGCTTACGAAGCTGAAGAAAATGAGTGTTGTCGCTCGTTTCGGCAACTACGACGAGAACAATGTGCTTGTCTTCGACGATGATGCCTTCAAGAATTTGACCAATCTTCGCACGCTGCGGGTGCGTGGATTCGGTACCATTGGGGCGTTGTTTCTGGCCGAGATGGAAACCATGCCGAAGCTCGACGTGGGAAATGGTGAGGTCGAGATGGAGTAAAAAGAAGTAAAAAGTTAAAAATGCATGGGTTGGGTTTTGCATTTGGGTGCCTTATATGATCAACATACCGACGTAGTAAGCCGCAAGTGCAGCACGTGCAAGCGCCAACACAAACGTTCGCACAAAATCGTGATGTGATGTATGTGTCAAATCATGGAACTTGTGCATGGAAGCCCACGCGTAATAAATAAATACGGTGATAAACCCAATCGTCTTGATGCCCACGAATAAAAGGGCGTAGCCAATACAAGCAAGCAAATCATATATTTGAGTATGAAATGCAATGGGCAGAAGGAAACACAGACCATAAAAGGCTATCATGAATGCGTAACCAAGTTTATAGAAACGCGCATCTGTTGCCGCTGCCTGTTTGACGTTTTGCAATTCGCCTTCGCGCTTTGCCTTAGCATCAAGCGCTTTTAGAACTCCCAGTGTACCATATCCGCCGGCAAGTAAAGCAGTTCCAAGTAGCAAGAAGGGAGAACGAATTGTCAAGGAGCCATATGATAAAAATATGATGGTCGACGCCAGATAGGCAATGGCGGCAACTATTGTCCACGATTGACCTGCCATTTATGTGCAGCGCATATTATTTTTACAGGCTCATTTGCAAGTTTGCAACAAGCGCAGTAATTACGTCGTCAGCCTCAATGAATGTAAATTTTTGTGCCTTTTCGGCGGCACTGAGATAGTGCAAAGTTGATGGAAACATGTGAACAACATCAATTCCAGAGTCCCTGTTCAATGTGATATGTATCTGTTCGCCATTTCGTGGAATCATCACCATACGCACAATTTCGTTCGGCTCAACTTCGACAATCGTTGTCTCGAGTGCCTGACCATAGTCTAAATCAAATATTCTCTTTTGTAGCACGCACAGCTGGTGGCTCTTTACGCAGTCAATGATGTGTGCACAGACATCGCTCCTTCCTGCAATGATGTGATGTGCCTTGCCTCCCACCGTAACAGTGCGACTGTCTACTATCATTGTAAACTCCATCACTCGCTGATTTTTGTGGTAGCCCACGACAGTTAGAAAGCATGGCAAGACGGAAGCAGTCTCGAGAGAACACAAGTCAACCGTTCTCAAGACTGAAATACGATAACTTGGGTCGTATCTTGAGACGGCCTTGTTAATTTGAATTGCTAGCTCTTTGAATAAGGCAAAGCAGTAGTGGGAATCAACTGAATCGTACAGTGGCATTTTTAATAGGTGCCAACAATCCTCTTAAATAATGCCCCGGCACAAGCCAAAAATCGACATAATAGATACAACACAACCAAATACCAAATATAAAATACAATAACGTACATCCGCTACCAAATACACCATGGCTCCTCAACCTTTTAGTGCGCAGCGCGTCGACTGGAAAACAAAAAAAGCAATCATGGTGGATATTATTGCACACACTGGGTACATATTTGGGGGCGCCGTTCGCGACTGGCACTTGCACGAAAGTGGCGCATCGCGTTTCTACAAGGCTCACATGACTCTGGGCAAAACAAATGCAGAAGTTGACGAATTGTACAACGACCCCACTTACATGCCTGAATTTGCCAATAGAATGATTGTTCCAGCAGACATCGACGCATGCATTCATTCTACGAGGCTTCAAGGGCTATTGGACTCTCTAAAAGACAAGCGTTTTCAGTTGACGCGCATGTTTTCACACGACCCTGTCGGGTATATTCCGGGTATTGAGTTGAAGCCCAACGAGGTAGAGCACATGCGATTCAAAGTGGATGTCGCACCAAAAATATACAAAATGTTCGCGGGTCCGGTGCTTCAAGAACTGGCGCCCCTGATTGTACAGTTTGCTAGGCAGTTGGAGAGTACGATTCAAACCTCGCTCAAGACTTTCACGATGGATATCATGGTAGTGAATGTCCCGCTAGGAGAGGAGCAACCTATCGCACCATTCGGGAACCTGGATTTTGAGTGCAACGGTCTCATCGCTTCGAAAAATGGCATTGGCCTCTCGAAGCATCTTTGCAAAGGGTTTGACCCAATGCATTACGACCGGGAGCGCATCCGCATTATGGAGGATGTCTTGCAAAAAAAAGCAATCATTGTCAAGAATCGTCCTGGTGAACGAAACATAAACGTGCGCACCCAAAAAATGTTGCGCAAGGGGTGGACCATTGCTGGTTTCAAATCAATTGAGTATATTGAGCCAGCGAGTGATGGCAATGACGCTGACCTTGGGCATTGCCTTGTGTGCCATGAAGACTTCAATGGACAAATGTGCCACTACAAAATGGCTTGTTGCAACGGGCGGTTTCACCTCAGGTGTCTCATGCAAGCCATGACGGTAGGTGTGTCCGCCATGGTGCACACAAATCAGTGTCTCATGTGCAAGCGACAGTTGTGGGACCCACAAACCGATAATCATGTGCTACATGCCATTGCGAGGGCACACGAGTAGGGGAGGGGGCGGCGCAGACGAGTAGGGGGCACGCGCATTTTTGCCATTTAGCACGACGCATGTAAAGCATAATGTTCGCTTTCGTCCAAAGCAAGGGGGATGCCCGGTTCGCTCAGCAAGTCTTGACGCGGGTCGGCTCCGCGCACATCAATGTTCTCGGGCATGTGAATTTGACGCCCAAATACGCTGACATCAAGAGCAATTGCCGCAACCATGAGAATAATCATGGCCCCTGCTGCGCGATCCATGGTGAAGATAAATGCAATAGCAACTGCCATAATGGGAAGTAGCCACGGGTGCTCGTAAGGCATCATCATCCACCGCGGATATGGAACAGATGACCGAAACGTGTACATGATTGTCAATACGGCCAAAGCGCCTGTCAAGAAGCCTCTTAAAACTAGCATTGTTGTTCACTACTTGCATGGCCGAAAAAGAAAAATTGTCGCAGGTGAGTATAGTGGTGCAAAGCACAATATGTATGCTACTCTCGATGAAGCATATAAAACAACGTTCGACGAGCCCCGGCATGGTGGCAAGCGACGTTCCGCGCGCCCGGCATCTCCGGCAGCTCCGGTGAAGGAGGAATTTACGGACTTGTCCACCGCTCCAAAGGATTCCTACACAGGCCGCCTCAACGATTATACCTTTGGTTGCAAGCAATACGGCGTGTGCCCGAAAACCCTAAAAGAAGGCTTTACAAGTGGTGACCGCCCCGCCGCCCGTGGTCCCCCACTCACAAAAACACAAACAAAGTGCGCTCCCCTGTCGCCGCCCAATTACGAGTACCCGTTGAACGAACAAGACAAACAAAAGTTTGGACGCGCCATGGAGGCCGCGTTGAGCGAGGGCTATGAAGGCCAACCTCCCGTCGAGCAAAAAACATCGCGTATGGTAGACATGGCCAAGGTCGATGGCTATGCCGATGATGATTTGGACCAATATCTTCCTCTTGACAGCTTTAAGGACCAAATCACACTTTCCCCATTGGCTCCACCTCCAAAAGGCGCCGTAGCCACCCCCTACGACCCGCGCTCCTCGCCCTTCGCGGATCTTCTTAGGGAAGCAAGCCGCCGGCGCAAGCAACCGTTGCCATCGCCTCTCGTTGAGGAGGTTGTCGTTGGCGTCCGCCCGCCCATGTGGATGGACTTGCTGTTGTTTGTTCTCATCGGCGTTCTAGTCATTCTCATCATGGACCAACTTTTCCGTTTGGCAATGGTTGCTGGAATGAAACAAACCCTCGAAGTCATGCGTCCCTTCTTAGAAAACGTGACGGCTCTCAAAGAGGCCCTAGAACAACCGTAGTGTGTTATTCGGCGAAAATGTCGTCGTTTTACGGGACGGTCCTTTTAGTGCAGGTCGTGCCGGTCCAACATCCTTTGGTTCCCATGAAATATAGAGGACCGCGACATTTGGCGGCGGCAACACTTGGACAAGGAGTCCCACCTTGCGCAGTGCCTCAATTACGTATGCTGTGCATTGTTGAAGGTCATAAAGAGGCAACCCAACGACCATCCCGGGCACCTCGAAAAACGTGTTCATGCCGCCCACGCTTGCCACCGTGCGAAGCCGTCGGTGACACCGCTCGAGTACCTTGTCGAACGATTGAATTCGCACATTTTGTTTTTCCTTACGAGCATGATACAATTCGTTCAACGTGATCCGGGGTTGCACCATGCTGCTACTGCTACTACATGATAAGCCAGCGTTAAAATGAATGGGTTTAAGGCGCGCTTATCGAGCAGCAGTTAATGGGCATTGAATATTTACTTCTTGGAGGCGGCGGCCTATCGGGATTTGAAATGCTCGGCATCATACATGGCTTGCAGTGGCGCGGCATGGCAAAAGACATCAAGCATATAGCCAGTATTTCAATAGGCACCTACTTTGGTGCATTTTTGATGATAGGCACGGATGCCATGGTGGTTCGCCGCCGTCTTATATTATGTCTCGAGCCCGATAAACTTCATATATCCCCGTTTGACATTTTTAGGTTGCCCTACAAATTTCACCTAGTTAACGGTGAGCATTTCATAGAGCCTATAAAGCAATCGATTGCGGAACGATGGCCGGATGTAAATGTTGATAAAATTACAATGAATGAATTTTGTGCACGCTGTGGGCGCTCATGGTCCATCATCATGACGGACCTTTCTCACGCCATGCCCGTTGTTGCACATAACACGGGAACACACGGAGACGTGCCTGTCCTTGACCTAATACGTGCATCCATGGCCTTGCCGTTCATCTTGCGACCTGTGTTGATAAAGGGCAGATACTATGTGGACGGCGGCCTCACATGCGACAATCCATGTTTGGCTTGGAGCAAACCGAATGCTTGCCCGCCTAAGCAAAACGTTCTGCAAATCATTATTGCAAAATTACAAGACGGGCCTAACAAAGATGGGCGTGATGCACGAGGGGCATTAAAGTCTATAGGCCATTACATACAGAGCCTCATGGAGTGCGGAATGTGGCACAAATCCGCCCCCTTCATACAACACGACCCGCAAGTAATAATGATGCGTGAATCGGTTATGCCACTCTTGCCACTTCGTATCACTAAAAGAGGGTTATGGATTGACATAACCGACGAAAAAATCAATCAAGCACTGCTTCATGGCCTTGAGTTGTTCGAAGAATGGTGGGCTAGGCCATCGTCTTTTGAACAAATGCCATGAGGGCGCTCGACGAGCGCTCACCCTTGTACTCTGTCACCTTGCCCTTGAAAGACACGTGGAGAGTGGGGAATCCCTGAACCGCGGGCTTGGCCTTGCTGATTTCAGTCTGGTCATTGTCAGCGGAAAATTCTTTGGTCTCTATCGAGCCACCCGACTTCGCTGCCAATGCCTTGAACTCCTCCCACTTGGGCTTCATCTCCTTGCAGTGCGGGCAACCTTCCATGGAGTAGTACGTCACTGTGGCGGCGCCAGCGGCATCCTTGAAACCTTCGAGGCGCGTCTCCAAGAAGTTGATAAACGACTTCAGGGACACGATGACCACAAGGCCAATCACAATAAGGGCAATGCCCTTGAAAATCTTCACTTTCCAATCTTGATGAATGGGCAACGGCTTGACCATGTCCTAATCCTATTAACTAAGCAGTAATAAAAATAGTATGCGGGCTCAATGGCCATCCTGCAGACGATGCATTCTCGATCCACTTGTGCAGTGATCGCGCGTTCAATTCGCTGATGCCATCGAGCACAACAATGTCTAGCGATGGAAGAATCGCCCTAAAAGAGGACTGGTCCGCGGCATATGTGTCCCAGTCGGTGACTAGCGTATTTTCAAAGCCATCGATAAAGCCCGTGCTTGCGGACGGTGACGCTGACACTGTATAGTCTCTTCCTGCAAACATTGTCCGTAATCCCTCCGCATCAGTGACGCAGTTGGTAAGCATCCAAATCTTGCGCACAACCACAGAGGTCATGTATTCCTCGACGACATCTACTAAATTTTCCATCGCATTAAACTATTTAAGAATGGCGGCATTCCTTTATATCACGTTTAACTAATGGCGGAAGTTGTCCCCATTGACGTGTTTCTAGCAGCCATACCGGATCCGTCCAAATATGAAGTATTAGTAAAAAGCCTTGACGCCTACCGGTGTTTCGTAACAAACGGAGGGGAACGGGAACGGGGAATTGACAACCACAACGGCGGCGGCAACGGAGGGTCGCGCAATGGTAGGTATGGCGGCGGCGGGCGATCAAAAGGGCATGGAAGACAAAATGCTAGTGCCGCCGGAAATCGCATGAGACAAGAGCGCCCTAGAATCGGCATGCGCGAGCTGTCCCGTGAAGCCATTTGCAAGAAAGAATTCCTAAGTTTGACAAACAAAGTGAGTCCGCAGAATAAGGATGCCATCGTGCGCAAGGTACTCGCGATTTTAACCCCTCAATATGCCACCATGTATTGTCACGTTATCTGGGCAATCATGCAACGCCCCGTTCAAATCTATCAAAATATATATGCCGAATTCGCCCGCATTGTTGCAGTTAATACACCCATGCCGGACAAGCTTGTCTTTCGCGGCGCTTGGGAGGCATGCTTTGATCAAGTCACGGCCGGAAACGAGGCGTTTGTGCAAGTTCCTGTCATGTTTATAGACGTCTCAAACGAGGGCGTCTTTCAAGAGTGGAGCGTGTGGAAAAAGTGCCGTATCAACTTGGTAAAAGGATGCGTCTTCTTGTGTCACTATGGAGTCTTTACAAAATCACCGAGCTTCATTCTTGACCCCGTATTAGTTGCAGTTGATGCAGCACTATGTTTGCCTCAAGAAGATGCGCAACCTCCACACATAATTGATTATTGGCTCGAAATACTGGGAGTGAGTTGGGAGGCCGAAAAGGATGTGCAACCCCTTCACGACGAAATAATACAAAAATTGAAACATTGGGCCAAGCACACAGAAAAGCTACCCGCCAAGTGCCGATTTAAGATTGAGAGCTTGTGTGAAGCACATTGCCCAAAATGAGCAAAGCTCAGGATATCATTGCCGCCCTCGAGGTCATGCATCGCAAGGAAAAACAAGGCAATGTGTTCAAGGCGCGTGCCTATGCCCGAGTAATTTCAGCCGTCAAGGACTTTCCGCGACCCATTAAAACCATGGATGATGTCGACCAGATTGAGGGCGTTGGCGAGGGCATTCGTAAGAAAATCCAGGAGGTCCTCGAAACGGGCCATCTCGAGGCGGCGGATAAAATAAATGAAAAAGGCGATGTCGCGACCACACATGACATCCTGAAAATATATGGCGTCGGCCCAGCAAAGGCCAAGGCCATCGTCGAGGCAGGCATTCGGTCTATTGCTGCCCTGAGGGCGGCGGTTGCAAACGGAGAGGTAACTCTCAACGAAAAACAAAAAATTGGTCTCAAACATTACGACGACGTGAATAAGCGAATTCCCCGGGACGAGGTCCAGCGCCACGATCGCATCATTTCACATGCGTTTCATGCGGTCGACCCATCGTTTGAGTGTCAAGTGGTTGGCAGCTTTCGCCGGGGCGCGGCCGACAGTGGCGATGTAGACGTCCTCGTGCGAGGCGGCACACATGATCTCGCAGCGGCCATCGAAAAGATGCGCAAGGAGGGCTATATGATTGAAACGCTCGCAGACGGCCCAAAGAAATTCATGGGCATCGCACGCTGCACGGCAACAGCGGCTGCACGGCGCATCGACCTGTTGCTAACGCCTGACAACGAATTCGCCTTTGCGCTCCTGTATTTTACGGGCAGCGACAAATTTAACGTGGCCATGCGCAAGCATGCGCTGACCAAGGGGTGGTCGCTTAACGAGCACGGGCTCACACGCATGGGCAAGGTACGTGATGAAGAAGTGACTCTGCCCGACTTCAAAACAGAGGAAGATATATTTACATTCCTTGGTGTTCCTTGGGTGCCGCCTACTGAACGGAGCGCATTCCCGAAAATTACCTAGGCATCCTATAGAACGACCGACAATGAACACAGAAAAGATGGTGTTTACCGCGTCCCTGTCTATCCATGTAATTTTGCAACTTGTCATCATCATTCTCTTTGGTGTGACATACATGTACATCCACAAGATGGAACAAGCCGGCTGCGAGTGTGCCATGCACCCCTACCGCAACTTCATCAAGTACTTCCCGATTTTCGCGGTTTTGTACCTGCTGTTGACCATGATGAACCCGGTTATTATCATGAAGCAACCGTCGATGGCACCGGTCTTGGCCATCTTGAACATTCTGTACACTCTGGGTGCGTTTGTCTTCTTCATCATGGCCATCAAGTACATTAACTTCCTAGTTAGCGAGAAGTGCAAGTGCAGCGAGGATGTGCGCCGCGAAATGGTGTACTACTGGTCCATCGTGCACATTGCCATCATCGCCATCGGCCTGCTACTCGTGATTCTCGACGCCATTTTCGGCGCGATTTTCATGTCCCGCGTCCCGAGCATGAAGCATGTGAGCCAAGAGGCACGCACCGTGGTGTCGCAAGGCATCCGCACTCCCCTAAAGAGCGCGCGCAGCATCCCCAAGCGCTTCACCCGCCTAGGCGCCAAGTAAGCTAAGAGAGTAAAAGTGTGCGCATCAGTCCTTGGAGCCAAGTTGCCGGCCTCACATAGATATTCATGGCGATGCTCGAGTCGTTGCGCACGCCGATAGACAACCACGCCAACACATCATTAGCATGTTCATGAAGGAACTGCCTTGAAGGAAGGCCACCACCCAAAGGGTTGCATATAAGTGCCATTCGCAACAAGTTGTCGGCAACGTCCTTAATGCGGGGGCAGCGCGTGGTGGACATGTGATAGGCGTACCTGAAATCAGGGTGATACCGATTAAAGACGTGAGCAAGCTCGTGCAGAGGAATTACATGTTGTAAGGCGTCAAACATTTCCCGCGGCACAATGCTACCGATTTGTTGGTATGTTGCTGCATAGTACACTTTTGGCATATGATTGTATATCCCTTTGAGTGCTTTGCCAGCGTCGTACGACCTCAGTGCACCGCCTTCGTGTTCCACATAATACTCTATGTTGTTGCCGTCGCAGCCTATCATAAATACCTCGCTTGGCGAAATGGCATTCAAAATATGCTCTTCTATAAACTCAATGGCAGCGGCATCATTTGGCGTCAATGTCATTACTGTGTGACGGATGAAGGAGTATGGAAGGATTTTTGAATCCAATGTTACAATGAGACGATCGACTTCGGCTCTCTCAGGCATAATTTTTAAGGAACGCTCTTCCATCATGAGAGCGCTTTTCGGGTAGTTGTTGTTAATCAAAAGGCGTTTGATTGACTCCAAAAGGGCATTCGAAACTGGTGTGTAAAGCATTATTTCTCATAACGTACAAAAGAAAGAATAGATTGTAGACTCATCACCTACAGCTGAAGTGTGCGGCCTTGGGGGGCTTGCTTGCGCACGCCGCGACGGCCGCCTCCTGCTGTTGAGGCGCTGCCAACGGACTTGCGGTCGGATCGAATGATGCCAACTAGGTCGGCTGTGTCCTCGATGATGCTCGTGATTTCGTCGTCGCCGCTCATGCTCAGTGTCTCCATGCGCTGGGACTGCATTGGGGGGCGCGTGTTTATGTTTTGATGAATTTGTTGAGGCATCTGCTGCGGTGGCGGAGGGCGCTGAGATGCAGATTGGTTCATGGGTTGCGCCTGGTTCATGGGCATGCGTGGAGCTTGAGCCGCTAGGGGTGCGCCAAACATGTTGCCCATCATGCTAAAAATGCCACCCATCGGGCTTTGCTGTTGTTGCTGCGGTTGTGGGGCCGACTGTTGTTGCTGCTGCGGCGCGCCTTGGCCACCCATCTTGTTAATGGCCGCACTCTGGAACTGGCGCATGAGGTCGGGATTTGAACGAAGCAGCTCCTCGACACCAGGCGTGGTCGTCGACTTGAACATGTTGTTGGTTAGGTGGAACATGAAGGCGGACCCGGAGAGCGTAAGCAAGAGACGCAGCTCGGGTGCCATTTTCTTTCCGGAGCCCTTGTACTTGTCGTGAAGGTCAATGAAAATATCGGTGTAATCCTCCTTCTCGTCTTGAACGGTCTCGCTCCATCCCGAGAGACGTACGCTAAACGGGTCCCATTTGGTGTTGAGGAACTCTACGCCGGTCACGAACGCCATCATCATTTTCTGTTGAAAGTGAATGCTGGCATCGAGTTCTTTTTCGCGAACAATGCGGTCATACTCGTTGCGCATCTCTTCCAGGTTGCTTTCCAGCGTGAACCGGCGCGGCAGTGTGTAGCCGCGCGACTCGAGGCGGTCCATTTTGAACAAAATTTCGCGCTTCTCGTTTTGCTCGGCCTCGAGGCGGGCACGCTCGTTCATCATACGGTCGGCTGGGGCCATGTTGTACTGCGATTGATGGTGGCCGTAGGGCGCGTTATCCGTCTCGTCGGTGTCGCCTGATGCGCTGCCACTGGCATCTGACGCGCTCTCGCTCCCGCTTGCGCTGCTAACAGACCCCGCAGACAATGACATTAACGAAGCCGCGCCGTCGCTCGAGATTTTTCGTTTGTTAATGAGCATGTCAGAACCCATGCCTACGGGCATGCGCGACGGAATTTGAAAGGCAGATGGCCGATAGTTTGATGGATTAATTTCAATAACCGAGTCCGAGTCGTCATCACTCAACGTGACGGATGGGCCCTGCATCCTTATTGAGAAACCCTGATCTTGTCTTTAAACCATTTGCGCCAATGCAAACTTCACACAGATTTAAAGATAACATCGTTAAACTTTTAAAATATTGACACATGTTTTGCCTAGGCAACATTTGCGGAATTGTTGATTTTTGCTCTAAAAAGAGGCGAAAATATATGCATACCAAGAAAATGAAAAGATGCCCCGTATACCGTCTCGTATACTCGTCAAAAACAATTTACTCGCTTCTTGTTTGGCAAAAGTATGCCGACAAGTTAACTCACGAGGAGTGTGCAATTCTTCAAATTGCCGAGGCGAATGATTTGCCCTACGAAATTTGGCGCGATCTCAACACCAACCAAGCCGATATGTTTCAACCATTGTCTGCACTTGTTGGTACGGTCGATCATGATGCACAAAAATGTTCGCAACTTGCCTTAGAATATTACATCAGCAAGTTGGCCATTTATTCTAACTTGTCCCTTTCAAAAGCAAAAGAGTATGCAAAATCTATGATTGATAGCAAGGGGATTCAATTCACCCACCCCTACTTCGATGAGGTAGTATTGCAGCCTGTGCAGGAAAATGAAGGCGCTGAAGGCGCTGAAGGCGTAGCAGCCGTTACCGCCTACGCAATAAACATCGAAGTTGACAAGCCTTCTCACGCCTGAACATCTGCGGGGTAATCACGAATTGTATGAAGTCGGGCAAAGAAATGCCTTAACAATTAATGCAGAAATTGTTAAGCATTAAAAATGTAAAATTGCTTTTAGAAGAGCGATGTTCAGGGACCTTTTTGAGCGCTTCAAAGAAGAACAAGCCAGGAAAAAGTGGGAAGCGGCCAGAGCTTCTGAACGAAAAGAATCAGAGCGGCTTGAAGCCATGGCTAAAAGTGTAGGCGCACAAATGGAGAAGGACGTGATGATGAAATCTGCTTACCCTGACCCTAACCCTGACCAAAATCCTCTACAGAGCAACCCGCAAGAAGGTGGTGGCTTTGTTACGCTTCTTGGGCGCAGGCGCAAGATCGTCATGCAAGGTCGCAAAAAATGTGTGCGGGTCAAGGGAGAACTCATTCCACTCAAAGACGCGAAGTGCATGGATAAAAAGAATAAGCTTATTTCCCGTAACGCTTCCAGATGAGTTGTTGCAGTTGTGCCACAACGTCTGCTGGGTAATCACGAATCATATTTTTTAATATTAGCTTGCGAAGAAGCTGCCAGAATTCGTCTTTTTCGTAAACGGCGTTGGCGTCCATCACCGACTTGCATTTCGTCGCAAGCCACCTGTATTCGCTGAACATGGTATTCATGATAGGGGTATTGCTTTGGCTGCCGCCGCCTCCACCCCCTGCGCGGGCCGCATGCATGTTGTATGTGCTTGGGCAAAGAAAGCCATCGCTCGCCAGGCTCATGAGATGTTGCCTTACGACGGGATGCTCAAAAGCTGCGGCTGGTAGCGTATCCATTAAGTTTTCAAAAACCATGTATGAATAATCCGGACACAAGAGTAGTTTGTCTGTGTAATCCACATACACAGCGTTGTTATCAATAAGCATGGTACGGCGCTGCAGCATATATTCCCGCTCGCGATTCGTGAGAGCCACATTTTTAGTGACCACACGCAATATGCGGGGCCATATTTTTTTGAGCGATTTTCGGTAACTGCCGCTGCTGTCGACTATGCAGTTATCGCGCGCGAAAATGGGGCGTGCAAAGTTGATGCCATGTGTCCTCTCCACCCACGATATCTCCTGGGTCGCCCACCGCCGCTCACTTGCAGTATAAATAAAGAAATAGCAGTTTCCATCTGTGATGCGTTGTAAAGTTCGCATAAAATCCACCAAAAAGGGCCGGATAAGTCCGTGACCAGGCTGAAATGCCTGCGGAATGGTGGACTTGGGCGCACTGAACCCAAACTTGCGCAAAACCTGAAGCAACGAAAACCGCTGCGACTGGTAGTCCACTCTTCCGGCAATTGTGCCATCCCAATCTAGAACAAATATAGTGGGCGTATTGAAGGGCGCCGCCATCTCTCTTACTCTCAAAACAGAATTCATTAAACCACGATCATCGCCGATGTAAACGCATCGACGCTTTCATCCCATGTGTTTTTCAAGGCCCACTCGCGTGCACGCGCGCGTATGCTTTCCTTTCGTAAAGGGTCGCGGTCGAGCGCCACAACCGCATCGCATAGTCGCGCCACTGCCTCTGCCGATGCCAGTGCTGGATTAACGCCGCTGCGCCCTCGTGGGTTGTAGCCTTTAAAAGGCAGGGGCGGAACGAGAACCAAAAGGTCAGGAGGGTACACGTCTCTAAAACATGCCACGTCCCATGTAACCACGATGACCCCGGATGCCATTGCTTCGTGAACACAACATGCATACGTGTCGTGATGCACCGAACCATTGGGAAGAACGAGCGGATACACGAAAATATCAGCCGTTTCGAGCAGTCCTCGCACATCACGCTTTGACAAGGATGGAATGGGATTGCTTATCCCGTGTTGATGATAATACGATGCAATTGCGAGTTTCTTCCCAAGCTTGCGGGCAACCACTGCTGCAATCACACCACCCCGTTCATATGTGGCAATGAATACATGATGCTTCCCACGTGCGATTCGCAGTGGTGCTGTCCAAACTGCCTTGTTTATGCCATTTGGAACAACATGCACGGGAGCAATGCCAAACACGTGCCGCGCCACCGTGTCGGAAACGGCAATAAGTATGAAGCGCCTTGGAGCAACAATGGATTTAAATTCCCTTAGCGCAGTATCAGGGACGTAACAATGAAGCCACACAGCCACAATGCAGTCATGTCGAAGTAAGGGCACCCATTGTTTCACAGCACTTGTGAGAAAGAATAAGGGTGTAAAAAAGTCAAGAGACGCAAACACAGATTTGTCCGTTTCGGCAGTTACAATTGTAATTTTATGCCCCCGTTTTTCTAACCCGTATGCAATTTCTAGCAAAGACGCCTCGGTCCCACTAAAACCCGACCCGTTAATGTAATTATCGTAGGTAAGTTGTGCAACCCTGCAATGAGAATGGTCTGGAATGAAAAACCCGTAATGCATTTGTAAATTATTCATATTTAATAGTAGCAATGAATTACGCATCCAAGATTGCGTCTGTTGCAAAACCGCTGATTGAAATGAAAATGTATCGTCCTATGCTGGTCACGCTCATAAATGAGTTTGTTGACCTGCATAGGACGGCACGGTTTCTCATCAGCATTTGCAAACGTTACGACACCGCGACATGCACTGCTGCGCTGTATGTCAAGCAATTGCACGATGTCACGAATGTGTTTGAACAAGGGTTTAATGTTCAACTAAAAAAACTAAAGTTGACGGCTGCTGTCAACACTGCAATGCAGTTGGGAATGACTTACGATTACATTTTGTACTTGAATGTCTTAATTTCGCGCTTGCAAACCATCCTACATCACTTGCAATCATACATTCTCTATACTTTGGTTCTTAAAGTGAACGGCAAAGAAAAAGTACTGTCAAAGGTCCAACAACTAGACGAAAAATGCTCTGCAGAACTGCAGACGGAATGGAAAAAAGTAGTTGCACTGACGGAGGCGGATTACAACATTCGTTTTCGCGACGGATTGTCGGCAGTTGCTGCTGAAATTCATAGCAAAACCAAAGTCAAAAATATATCCCCCCAAAAGCGTGTGTCGTCTTCTTTTATTAGCATTTAGAGCATCTGTGCCCACTCGCAATCCTCGCGATAAATCGCGCCACGGACGTTGTCCTTCTCTGTGGCTACCAGAAACAGCAGCTTCGAAACCACGCTTGCCTGGCCCTTCGCCTGAATCGCATGCTCAAGAGCACGTTGGCGTTCGGCGACGTTTTTGGCTATAACATTGTAATAGCCAAACTCAGTGAGAGAGACGGCGTGCTTGTTTGGCGTGTACAGCATCTCTTGAGCTGCAGGTGCATTGGCCTCGGTGAACACAGGCAGATCCAGGTCAGGAATAGAGGTTTCCACTTTGACCCACACCTCGAACCGAGGATGACCTGCGACGTTTACGGACGCCAGAATGGACTTGTAAACGCGGTCGAGCTCCTCAACGGAGTTCGCGGAGGCATGCATCGTGTGGGTCATCGCACAGCTCATTTTTAAGCTTTGTATAATAACCATCATGTGGAATTGCAACGTCATTTTTTCCCCATTTGTAATGCAATGCCTGGCCCAAGCGAGTTTGATTTAGGCCGAAAGAACTGTCATCTTATTTCTATATGCTCAATCTTGTTTCAATAGGTGATGCATGTGCTCCAGCAAGAAAAGTGTTGGAATACCGTAAATCGTTTAATCACTCTGAGGCAACAGGATTCTTCGATAGCTTGATGACATCATTTGACACCGTTTTGCAAGTGTTGCAATGTGATCCCGAATCCGCGTTAGTAACATCAAAAGTTAAAAGAACGGGCAGCCACAACGGTTATGCACATATGGTCTTTACCGATTTTGAAAAGTTGGAAAGCATTCATGATATTAAAACGGACACCGATAGCGATTTGGTGTTTCTAGTTGAACGTTACCGCCGACGATGGCAGCGTTTGATGGAAAAAGTGCGATTGTTTGATACAGTTGTGTTTGTATTTGGTGGTACAGTTACAGAAAAGCAAGTTTACAAGTTTTTTGATGTTCTCAAACAAGGTCAAGCCTACTTAATGTGTGTACACGACGGCCCACCTATGAATGTTTCACATCCAAGATTCATTGAAAAGCTACGACCCGACTACCGCATTCCGCATATCTCTCCAACATGGGACCAACAAGAATTTAACTGGCCAAAAATGTTCGAGGAAGTGCAAGCTACGGTTTAAGGCACTGCACAAAGTTAGCATCATACAAGCAAGCAAATGCAAAAAGACGCCATCGTCGGTGCAATCACCAAGTATAACGTCCCAAACGTCTTGCTCTATGTCACATCTTTACTCAATAGCGGGTTTTCAGGGGATAAATACATGGTTGTTTACGATGTAGGCTATGAAATCGTCGAATTTTTGAAGCGGGCCGGCTTCACTGTGTTTACATTTGACAACCTTCCAGACCAACGCCGATACGCATATACGAGTGCACCTAAGAATTTTCACGTCAATGTTGACCGTTTCTATCACATGTGGTATTTCCTTTCAAAATTGCCGGCAGAGGTTACGTCTTCATATCGTTACCTAATTAGCACGGATGTAGGTGATGTTGTATTCCAATCGAATCCAAGTGATTGGCTGCAAGAACAGCTGCCCACAGACTCGCCTTACAAACTCGTTGCAGCATGCGAAAGTATTCGATATGGGGACGAGGTTCTGTGGGGCGCTATGAATATGCAAAAAAGCTTTGGGCCGGCGGTGTTTGACCACATGAAGGAGCGGCTAATTTATAATGCAGGAACAATGGCTGGGCGTTTCGAGACCCTTCGTGATTTGTTCTTGAATCTCTATTTGATGTGTGGAGCCTACGGGACCGAAAACCCTGACCAAGCAGCCTACAATGTATTACTCTCCCTCTCTCCTTACAAAGACGTCACTCGCTTCATGATGTCGCGCGATGGTTGGGCATGCCAAATGGGAACTACTGCTGACCCGAAAAAATTAGCTCACTTTAAAGACTCGGTAATTGAGCCACCACCCCTTATTGAAACTGACCCAACCAAGAGAGCACTTGTGATGACACAAGATGGGGCCAATTACGTCATCGTGCATCAGTACAACCGGCTCGACTGGCTCGTTCCGCGGCTGCTACTCACATACGTCCCAGGAATTCGACTAAATAGCGGCGCGGCTTAAGGCCTGAAGCTTTCTTTTGATAAATGGGTTGTCCGTTGCGTTCTTCTCCGCTTTTTAACATTGTAACTGTACTTGTCAGGTCAGTTGTCTTTGCATTCGAACATTGGTCTACGACAGTAGCGAGTAAAATGAACGCTCCCAAAAGTGGCAAATCTCACAATTTGGACCACAATGCTTAATTTCGGCCAACCATTTTTCGTACATTTCGAGAGGGTATTTTAATATTTGCTTGCGATGGCATGAAAATATGCCTGCAAATGTGATCTTATTTTTGTATTTAACAGGAATGCGCGCTGCAAACCAATCTCCAAATGGGCGAATGCTTGCAAGTTTATATTTCTGTGATGCTACGCCCTCGCTATTTACGGGCGAACCACCCCATGCGTCAAGAGTGAAAAAACGCTCGGTCTTCCAAGGCACAGGGCTAGGCTTTGGACAAAAGCGGTGTGAAAACATGTTTTTGAATATTTGCTGTACATAATGCTTGCGAAGCGGCCCCCACCAATGAGCAGGCAGAAAGAAAACAACGTCGGGCAAGTTGTTATAGTGTTCGGTGATGTAATGGTGGACGACATATGTCTCACGGCCTACATTGCGCGATGTAACTATGGTGACATGCGCGTGCTTTGCAAGCTCCACGCACGATTCATAATCGGCGACACCGCGATTGTAAACTATGATGTCCCATGATACGTGCCCAAGTTGCGCATTCGCAATGTCGACAAACTCCGCTATCTTTTCCCATGGCTCCATGAACCGCGTCATGACTATTTGAACTCGACGATGCATAATGGCCCCGTAATAAAAAACAAACATGGTTCAAGAGCTGCACATCATGCACGCCTCTTGGTTGTCGCGGCGACAAGCAGCTGCTGCCTCGTCCTCGGCCGTTTTTGCCACATTTGTACGGCTCACTGACGGGTCGAGCGAGAATGTCATCGTCTTGGCCTTAGGGCGTGTGCGCAGATAGTAACTGCCCGTCTTCAGGCCCTGGCGCCATCCATGAAAGTGCATGTTTGTCAGGCGGCTGATATCGGGATCTTCAACATAGAGGTTCATGCTCTGCGTTTGGCACACATACGGTGCACGGGCGGCCGCTTGGTCGATGATGACGCGCTGGCGAATCTCCCAGACCGTCTTGTAAAGCGCGCGGATGTCGTCCGGAATCTCCGCAATGTGTTGAATGCTGCCCTCGCCGGCGATGATTTTGTCTTTGAGCACACGGTTCCATAGTCCTAGCTTCACGAGGTCGCGGACGAGAAACTTGTTCACAACAACAAACTCGCCAGCCAGTGTGCGACGCTGGTAAATGTTGCTGGTGATGGCCTCAAAGCTTTCGGTGCTTCCCATAATTTGGCTTGTGGATGCTGTGGGCATGAGAGCAATCAGGAGCGAGTGGCGGATGCCATGTGCCTTAATAGCGTCCTTGAGCGCGGCCCAGTCGTAACGGCCTGGCGTCGGCGTAATGCCCCACATGTCAAACTGCAGCGTTCCTGATGCGGTGGGGGACGTTGCGAATGTGCTATAAGCACCCGACCATTGGGGATGTGCCTTTGCTAGAGCGACCTCGTCGTCAGTCGTCACATATTTGTTTTTGATGTCGCTTATTTCATGCTTGATGTCCTCGCACAGTATGCCTTCCTCAAAGTAAGCAGCACTTGCCAGGGCGTCGTGACGTTCGCGCGCAATTTCGTTCGATGCCTCGAGCGACGCATGGTACATTGTCTCCAGAATGAGACGGTTCACTTCTAGTGCCTCTGGGCTGTCAAACGGCAGTCGCATTTGGATGAACACATCGGCGAGGCCTTGAATGCCCACACCAATGGGGCGATGGCGCATGTTCGATCGCTTTGTCTCTGGCACCGGGTAGTGGTTTCGGTCAATGACACGGTCCATGGAGCGCGTAGTAAACTTGACGACCTCATGCAGCTTTGCGTAGTCATACGTCGCCGCGCCATCCGCAAACTCGGGGTGGGGCGTGACGAAAGATGGCAGCACGATGGACGCGAGGTTGCACACACCATACTCTTTGTCGTCGCTGTAAATCGTGATTTCCGCGCATTGGCCAGTGAGAATGCCATTAAAGACACCACGGTGTTGAAGCGGCTCATTGAAGCAGTACGTATCATCATTGCGGCCAAAGTCCTCGATTTGCGTAACATAAATATTGGCGCAGTAAGTGCCATCAGGTAGCGTGAAAGATTGCAGGTAGTCTCCGGGTTTTAGAGATTGCGCCTCAACAGGCTCATCTTGGTCATCAAGGTAGAATTTGTGGTACAGTGTGCAATGAATTACGGTGCCGTTGCTCAACATCACACACACAAGCTGTTGATTTTCGCCAGTCTTGCGCACTACCGTTTTCGAAAACTCCTTGCCGTTCCACACGTTGACCTCTTGGTCGACAAGGTCCCGAATCACCTCATTGCCCTTGTCTGTTAGAATCTTGGTCTCCGGCGCCACACACAGATTGCTAGACTTGATGACCCCGAGGTTCTTCTGGTTTGTCTTTTGGCAAGCATCTTTATAGAGAATGTACGGCGTCCCAGTCTCGATTTGGCTCTTGAGAATGTCGGTCCACAACTCTTGTGCCTTGATGGTCTTGCGCGCGCGGCCCTCTGCCTCGTAGCGCTCATACAGCGCCTTAAAGTCGTCACCAAACACATCAGCAAGTCCAGGGCACTCGTCGGGGCACATTAGCGACCACGTGCCGTTGTTTTGCACGCGCTCCATGAATAGGTCCGGCATCCACATGGCCAAGAACAGGTCGCGACAACGCTCCTCCTCACTGCCTGTGTTGCGGCGCAGTGCCACGAAATCAAAGATATCCGCGTGCCACGGCTCCACATATAATGCAGCGCTCCCGAGGCGGCGGCCGGCTTGGTTGGCGTGACGCATGGTGGCATTATAGACGCGGAGCATTGGCACCAGACCGCTGGACTGGCCGTTGGTGCCGCGGATGTAGCTGTTGCGCGCGCGGATGTTGTGAATCCAAGTGCCAATGCCGCCCGCACCCTTCGAAATCATGGCCGAGTCGCTGATGGTCTTGTAAATGCCCTCGAGGCTATCCTCCATTCCAAGGAGGAAGCACGACGACATGGACGGCATGCGCGTTCCAGCGTTGAACAGCGTTGGCGTGGCGTGAGTGTAGAGGCGTTGCGACATGAGGTCGTAGCACATAAGGGCGTTCTCGATGTCCCAGCTCCAAATGCCAAGGGCCACACGCATCCACATGTGTTGCGGGCGCTCAATGGACTTGCCGGCCACTTTTTGTAGGTAAGAACGCTCGAGCGTCTTGAAACCAAAGTAATCGAACGAATAATCGCGATCGTAATGAATGGCACCATCAATCTTTTCTTTGTGGGCCTGCACGATTTCGTAAAGCTCATCGCTCACTAGCGGTGCAGGGTTATTGTGAATGTCTGTGTTTTTGAATAGGGTCTCAACCGTATCACTGAATGACGCCTCTGTGTTTTTATGGTGGTTGCTGATGATGATGCGCGCCGCGAGGGAGCCAAAATCGGGGTGCTCGGTGCTCATGCTAAAGCACATTTGAGCCGCCAGCTCGTCGAGCTCACTCGTGCGCACGCCGTCGTAAATGCGACTGCACACTTTTTGGGCAATTTCGCTGGCGTCGACGTGTTCAAGCGTGTCGCAAAAGTTCTGAATGCGACGAAGCACTTTGTCGAAAGAGACATCTTCGAAAACACCGGTGCGCTTAAGGACCCTCATTGCTACTGGCTACTTGTTATCTATTCAATGGCGTCAAAGTTTTAAATGCCTCGCGAAAAATGATTTTGTGCTGATGCGTGCTTAACGGGGGTGCGGGCAAACAGACGTCCACGACACGTTGTTGCAGCCATTTTTGCCGATAAATTCACAACGAAACTTATTCGTTTCGTTTTTGTTCGTTAGAACGTCTTTCGAGTGCAAGTATGCCGGGTAAATGTTTTTGCATGTGAGCTTATCCGCGGCATTAGTCAATTTCGTATTGAAATCGTTCACCACACTACCGACCGGATCAGGGTATGCCGCGTTGCCCCAGCTAGGCTCTGTTGTGAACTGAGCAGCCGGGAATATATTGGTGGGTGCGACACAACGGAATTGCATTTGGCCTCTTATGTCCGCAGGCGCGCGGTTTAATATAGCTTCCGGTGTACGTTCAAGTTGATAGTAGTCGGGGCATGATAGCGGGTCGCGGTCGATGCTCGGGTTTTTAACCGGTTTGAAGCCATAGACTTCCAAGATGAGCCAAATAATAATGAGAAACATGCCCACCATGAACGTAATGGTAAATGGCGCAAAAGTTCCCGTCAGCAATTCGCGGGCAGCATCGTTTGAAAGCATCGCAATGAAAATGCTCAATGCAATGACGCCGTATATGACATTGACCGCTATGGTCGCCTTGAAAAGGCGCGTCTTTTTGCCTTGAAATGTGGCTTGCTCTGCAGGGGTGAGCTCCATGTCGGACTCTGCGCTTGCCATTGATTGAAGAAGAAGCCGTTACACTACTGTGGGATGAGAAAAACATCGCGGTCAAGGCATCTTCATTTCTAAGCTTCGCGTGCCTTTCATTGTAACGAGCGGTGCGTGCGGCATTGGCATTGGCAACGTGCTGATATCCTTTTTGTATTGCTCATGTTGCTTCATGTTTGTTATAATTTCAGGAACGGCCCATGCGAGAACGTGTCCGTTCAATTCGCGCACCTGTCCGACAATGTCCGTGGGCGCATTGCGACCATGCTGGTAGTACATGGAGCGCATGATAATTGTGAGTTCGCGTTCATTTTGGTGGCCAATTTTGAAGTCGCCTTCGCTTTCGACCCACACCTTGTAACGAATGCCCTCTTGTAACGCCTCAACGTTTTCGTTCGAAAAGAACAGTTCGTTAAGGGGCGTGCTCGTATGCACCCCGGCACGGGCGGCGCGGACAGTCGAGCATCCGGCAGCTGCTGGCGACGACAAGGAACCTTGCTCGATGCGGACGTTCGGTTGAGCTGTCATGGCATCGACGCGGCCGTTCATGGGTGAAATAAACACGGGCCCAGCAGCTGGGGCGAAATTTTGCGAGTGGGACATGCCGTTGCGGCTCTATCTTGATGCCGAGAATATTCTACAGGATAAATAGTAGCGGGGCATGTTTCACGAGTGTCTACCTGGACAACCGGCCAATGTGGCAAAGATTGTGAACAGTGTGATAGGTGATGCCATCTTTTCGTATGTCACAATGGTCTGCATAATGGCGGTGACCGAGAAATCGTCGAAAATCAAAGGGGTTCACATCGAAAAGGTGGAAACATTGTTGACTTCTCTGGCGGCGAAGCGAAAGATGTCACAAAAGGGAGGCAACGGCATTCCATGGACGGGAATCGGAAGTCATGCTTACAGCCCATCTAATGGTACTGGTGTCCAAGCGAGTGCTGCACTGGTAAATGGTGTGATTCGTCCGGCCCACATGACATCAGGAACGTGGCTTGCGCAAGGTGGCGCCTCTGCAAATGTGTGCAAGGCCATCGAATCTGCAATTAAAAAAGAGGTAAAATTAATTCTAAAGGACCAAGAGATGCGAGCGGAATCGGGTGCAGTGTCGGAGATTGTTCAAAAAATTGAAGTCCATATAGGCAACTTTCTTCATATTCTCAAAAGCGAGACAAAGCTGTCCGTGTCGGACATCAAGAAGGCTAGCAAAGCGGCATTTAGGGATATAAAGATTATTATACCAAAGTAAGATAAAGACGTCAACTCAATCGTATAATAAGCACTTTTTCGCGACAAGGCCAACTAAAACAAACATGCCGTTGCTTACTATTGATGGGAACATTGGGGCGGGAAAAACAACTTTGCTCAAGCTTCTTCATGCAAAGCATGGGTGGCCAGTGGACCTCGAACCCGTTCACAGGTGGCTGCCCTACTTGCACAGTTTCTACGAGGATCGCAAAAGCGCATTCGAGTTCCAAGTGCGGGTATGGCTAGACCGGTGCTGGATTCAACCAAAGTCGGTCCATTCCAAGCTCATGCTTATGGAACGCTCACCGTTCTTTCAAAATGCGGTGTTTGTAAATGCCAATGTGGCAAATGGTCTGCTTAGCCAGACAGAACACGCAATTCTTAAGGACATGTACTCCAAAGCCATGGATATGTGGCAGCCAATCGTTTATATTTACTTGCGGTCGAATGCGGCGGCATGTTCGGCACGCATTGCACACCGGGGGCGTGCGTGCGAGTCGGCAATTTCCCCGGAGTACATTCAACTCCTGCACTCGTACCACGAGGAGGCATACATCGAGGCTGTGCGGATGGGCATGAGGGTATTTGTTGTGGACATTGAGGGAAAGACGCCCGATGCAATTGCGGACGAGCTGAATTCAATTATGTGCACATGGTTTCCAAATGGAAGAGGCTGCACAGGTTGGTATGCGCAACCTAAATAAAATAATTTAACTCGGGGTAGGAGTTGTTTTTGTTCTTGTACAATCGGAAAATATCAAAACGAGTTCCTGTCCCAGCTTTCGAAAATGCCTCTTCATTTCAATTTCTTTTTCCACATCGTAGGCATATCCTTCGTCAGACATGTAGTCCAAAAATGGCACTAACTTTGAGAAGACCTTCCTATGTAGCTTGAATGCCTTGTCATCTTGCATGCGAGTCACTAGATCCGACATCTGGTTGGCAATATTGCAAACGACCTTCGGGTACACATCTTTGTCAAGCCGCGATTCCCAGTTATTGTCGCCTACATGCACTTGCGAGTGTGACGACCGCACATTTGTTTTCCGCACACATTGATTCTCCTTACGATTGATGAGGGCACGACTATAGTGAGATAGGATGGCGGGTTTGTCTTGGCTTTGATTGGCCATGTCGGCGAACAGGCTTTTAAGGTTGAGGTGGTCTGTCAGGAACTCAATGTTGTTGGGGTTATACACAACGATATTGACATTGTTTTGTTGATTCCCTATCTGTTGAACATTTTCACAGTTGGTTGCGTTCACGTTAGCTGCTTGACTATTTGTTGTAGTAGGGGCAGGTGGTGTTGCAATGGGTATCACTTCCCCTGCGGGTGCATGAACAATAAGCCGCCTTTCTCCACAAGACTTCATATGTCTCCGTGCCAAATGATCATAAGGGAACTCTTTGTTGCAAATCGTGCAAGCTAGTTGTTTTGGGCCGAGACAAGACCCTTCATGTCTTTTCAAACAGTCTGCCCTAGAAAATGTCTTACTGCAACGGGAACAAGTATTGTTGAATGTATTTGTCGAATTTTGCGGGACTTTTGTCGAATTTTGCGGGACTTTTGTCGAATTTTGCGGGACTTTTGTCGAATTTTGCGGGACTTTTGTCGAATTTTGCGGGACTTCATCAACATCACTTTCAGCGTGTTTTTGCACGTAATGCCGTCTCAAGTTATACGCTCTTGGAGATTTGTAGTCACAATACCTGCAGCTCAGTAAATGAGCAGCCACGAGCATAAGAATCGCCCTTACTATTTAGGTATGATTTTATTTTCGCTTTAAATGAAAAATGAGACTGAGCTGCTCGTCTGCTCGTGAGCACGCTCTGAGAGAGGGGGGAAAGTTTTTTCGGGCCGTGGACCTTCCAAGAAAGGGGAAGTTTGCCTTTGCAAATATTTCAAAAACGGCATTTTGGCATTTTGGTTTCTTGAGTACAAATAAAAAATTGTATGATACGTGTCACTTTAGCCGCTGCCGTGCATAAACATCTTTCCGTCAAACTGAATCATGAATTTCTTTCAAAAGCCTTACCATTTTCGGCAGACATAGGAACGTTTGTTCTCCTCGATTTTGTGTAAGTTCTCCTCGATTTTGTGTAAGTTCTCCTCGATTTTGTGGGATTTCTTCAGAATCACTTTCCGTGTGTTTTTGCACGTAGCGTCGTCCCAAGTTTTCCGATCTTGGATATTTTCGTACAATACGGGCTGCTCAGTAAATGAGCAGGTATGAGCATAAGAATCGTCCTTACTATTTAGGTTTGATTTTTATGAAGCTTCAAATGAAAAATGAGACTGTTCTGCTCGTCTGCTCGTGAGCACGCTCTGAGAGAGCGGGGACAGTTTTTTCGGGCCGAGGACCTTCCAAGAAAGCTTTAGTTTGCTTTTGCAAATATTTCATGTATTTTTGCCATTGTTATTGTCTTATTGCAATGGTACAAGTATTTTCAAAAGTTTTTCAAAAGTGTTCGTGTCGAATTTGGTGGCTCTCGTGTCGAATTTGATGCAGCATTTGTCGAATTTGGTGCAGCGTTTGTCGAATTTGGTGGCGTTTGTGTCGAATTTGGTGCTATATCTTCCGTATCACTTTCTGCGTGTCTCTGCTCGTAGTGCAGTCTCAACTTTTTTGATCTTGGATATTTTCGTACAATACGGGCTGCTCAGTAAATGAGCAGGTATGAGCATAAGAATCGTCCTTACTATTTAGGTTTGATTTTTATGAAGCTTCAAATGAAAAATGAGACTGTTCTGCTCG